TCACCGTAGTGTCCGGGGTTGTCGTTGAAGGGCTGAGGGAGAAGCTGTTGATCGTCTCTGCGGCCACCTCCTGCACTCCTTTCAGGCAGTCTTCTCGGGCTTCGGGTTCGGGGCTTCGGTGGGCGGTAGCCGGGTGGCCGGCGCCGGGCTGGTGTGGGGGGTGCGGGCCGGGGCCGCAGGCGGGGCTACCACCCGCGGCTTGGTCTCCGGTTGGGTGCGGCTCATGCGTAGAACCCGGTCCCTTCACCGATCCGGTCGCGGGCGTCCTTGAGCCGACGTCCGGCGGTCGCCGGGCTCACTCCGAGGAGCTGAGCCGCTGTGCTCTTGGTGAGCCGCTCGCCGGTCTTGAGCCGGTGAGCCAGGGTGGCGATCTGCTGTTCCTTCTCGTCGGCTCCCGGCTCAGGCTCATCCGTCTCAGCGGGGACCGGCTCAGTGGCCGTCTCACTGGCTGCCTGGTGGGGCTTGGCGAAGGCGGGCTCAGCCGGGCTCAAGACGGGCTCACGGCGGATCACCTGGTCAGAGGGCTGGATGATCGGCCGGGTGTCGGGGAGGTGCGGGGTGTGAGCCGGGGAGGTTGAGCCGGTTGTCTGGCTGAGGATCACGGTGCTCCCGGTCGGCTCAGCGAGCGGCTCAGGGGTCGTCTCGCTGGGCTCGATGGCCCGCGGCTCGGGGTGAGCCGGGATGGGCTCACGGGGCTCACGGGTGCCGGTGAGCATGGCCATGAGGGCAGCGTCGGCTCCCTGGGTGAGCCGGTCTCGCTGGACGGTGATGAGTCCTGAGCCGAGCTGTGCGTCTCCCTCGCCGATCTCCCGCATCAGCTTCCATGCCTTGAGCGCTGAGTCGGCTCGTACCTTCTCGTCGGGGTGGCGCTCGGACTGAGCCGCGTGGAAGGCGATCCGGCGCATGGTCTCGGCGTTGCGGCGGTGGGCTTCGACGTCGATGCCGGTGGTGTGGGAGACGATGCGGCGGGCGAGGAAACTGATGCCTTCGGCTGAGGCGGTCATGGCGAGGGGGGTGAGGGCGTAGACGACGGCTTCGCGGGCGGTGGGGGCGATGGCGAGGCCCATGGTGGAGGCGGCGGCAGGGAGCAGCCAGAGTGCGGTGCGGGCGACGCGGGGGGCGGATTGGCCGAGCATGGTGACGCCGATCATGACGAGGGCGGCAACGAGGGTGGCACCTTCGCCGGCGGCAACGACACCGAGGGCAGTCTCGGAGCGGTGCAGGACTGCCTTGGCGTTGCCGTAGGTGCCGACTGCGCCAGCGGCACCTACGGCGATCATGGGGATGGTGGCGAGGGTGAGCACCGTGATCTGCCCGCCGGTCAGCGAGCGCACGGGTGCGCGTTCGGTGGTGGCCTGGGGGGCCTGGACGGTGGTCACAGCAGGGTCCTTCCGGTGGTGTGGGGTCAGGTCAGACGGCGACAGGGGTGGCGCGGCGACGGCCGAAGTTGGTGAGTGCGGTGCGGACTTCGGTCTCGGTAAGACGGGTGCCGTGCTGCTGGTAGGCGGCCGCGATGACGTCGCTGGTGGTGGGCTCGGCCTGGGAGTCGAGGGTGCTGAGGTGGGCTCGCCAGACGGCGGCGAGGGCGATGCGGTAGCGGCGGGCGGTGCGGCGCTTATGGAGCGTCTTGAGCATCGGGATCGGTGTCCGCTCTAGGGGTCAGTGGTTGATGAGGGGGCGGTGGAGGTCGCGGTGTTCGACGGTGACGGTGTGGCCGCGGCGGCGGAGCCGTCGGGCGAGCGCGTTGGCGGTGACTGCTGACCTGTGCCGGCCGCCGACGCATCCGGTGGCGACGGTGATGGTGCCGCCGGAGGGGCCGGCAGCGTAGGCGTTGATCTGCCGGGTGGTGGCGGTGAGGAGGGGTCGGATGCCGGGGGTGTTGAGGACGGTTCGGCGTACGGCTCGGTCGTTGGCGGTGAGGGTGCGGAGGCTGGGCTGGATGTGGGGGTCGCGGAAGTGGTGGCGGAGGTCGAGGGTGATGTGGGCGGTGGGTGCGGGGTTGTGGCCGTAGCCGAAGGAGATGATCTGGATGGTGGCCACGTGTGGTTGTCCTTCCTGGTCAGACGGTGGTGGGCTGCGGGAGGGCGGTGCACTGGGTGGCGTGGTCCTGCGCCCACTCGATGACCTCGCTCCGGTAGGCGATGCCGTTGCTCTTGGTCCAGCCGCAGGACGTGCAGCGGGCGTGGGAGCGGCTGGTGTCGTCGTGGATGTCGACGGTGGCAGTGTTGTTGCCGGTGAGGATGGCGGCGCGGGTGAGGAAGCGGGCGGTGACGCCGGTGGGCCAGGGCTCGGTGGGTTGGGGGGTGGTGTCGCGGGTGGCGAGGGTGTTGAGGGCTTGGGCGGTGGCGATGCGGGCGAGGGTGTCGGCCTTGGTGAGGTCGCGGGCGGGGATGTCGGCGGGGCGCAGGAGGGTGGTGGCGCGCTGGATGAGGTCGCTGGTGGTGGTCATGGGGGGTGGTGTCCTTTCTGGTGGTCAGGCGGCGAGGTCGTGGTTGGGGGTGTCGGTGGTGGTGGGGTTGGCGCGGTAGGCGTCGATCTCGGCGAGGTTGATCTCGGTCTCGAAGTCGGCGGTGGTCCAGGTGCTGCTGTCGTTGCCGTGGGCGGCGGCGAACTCGGGGCCGGTCATCGGGTGCCTCCGGTGCGGGCGCGGCAGATGGAGGTGGTCACGTTCTCCAGGGCGGCCTTGAAGCCGTAGCTGGCGGTGAGGGCGATGGCCGCGGTGTCGAGGACGGCCAGGTGGTGCTGGATGGCCGCGTAGATGAGGCGGGCGGTGAGGAGGATGGTGATGGCCCACATCACCGTCTGGGTCTTGGTGGTCTGCTTCACGGTGGTTCCTTTCGCGGGTTGGGGTGGTGGGTGCTGGTCGGGCTTGGGGCCGTCCCGCCGTGGCGGGGGATGGAGTGGGCGGGGCGGCCTCAGGCCGGGCCAGTGGCCCGGTGGGCTGGCTGATGGCCAGCCAGTTGGATCAGGCGGTGGGGCGAGGCATGGCGCGGCACTTCCCGGCGTGGGCCTGGGCGGCACGCTGGAGGCTCGGCAGCGCGTCGGCGATCTTCTGGTCCCGCACCTCGTCGGTGTCGGTGTAGAAGACCTCGGTGATCTGGCGGTCCGTCCACGGGCAGCGCTCGCCCTGGCACTTGGCCTTGACGTCGCCGCTGTCGTACCAGATGTCCACGGTGGCTTCGCCGATGGTCAGGTAGCGGGCGAGAACACCCTCCGGCCAGGCGGTCGTCTGAGTGGTGGTCATGGGGTGGCGGTCCTTTCGGTGGGTGTGGAGTCCGGGATGGGGCCGGTGGATCGTTGTCTGCATCGACCGCCGGCCCCGGTGAGGGGTGGTTACTTGGGTCGGTTGGTGGACTGCCGGTTGGCGTCGGCGACCTTCTGAGACAGCTCCTTTCGCTCGGTGTCGGTCACGGGGTGCACCTCCTTCCGGGTGTCGAGGGCGGCGCAGGCCTCGGAGGCCAGGGCGGTGAGTTCGGTGTCACGGAGTGCACTGCAGGCGAGTTCGCCCTGGCGCTGGACCGTCTTCCGGATGGCGTCCGGCAGTGAGGCGAGCACCGGGTTCTCTGAGGTCAGCCACTCGATGAGGCGTCCTGCGGCAGCAACGACGGTGACGCCATCAGCTGCTGCGGAAAGCTGCGCGATGAGGAGCTGAGTAGCGGGGATGCTCAGGCTTTGGTCTTCAGCGATGGCCCGGTAGCCAGCGGCGATCAAGCGGATGCCGGGGTGGATATTGCTGCCGTCCGCGAGATCTGCCAGAAGGTCACCGAGTTCGGTCCCGTCCAGCACGGACGTGTGGTGCGTGGTCATCAGAGTTCGCCGTCCCACTGCGTGGTGATCTCGTCGAACGCGGCGACCGCGCTGTTCGGGTCCTGTGCGGCCAGTTCCATCAGGAACTCGGTGTCCAGGCCGATGCAGTGCTCTTCCAGCTCGTTCTCCAGGGCGGGGTCGAGCGGGGTGTCGCCCGGCAGGTCCATGCCCTTGGTGGCCTCGGTGAGGGCCTTCGCCGCGGCGAGGGCCTTGATGGCGATCTGCATGTCCTGGGTGGAGAGGGAGGCGTCGCCGATGAAGGCGCCGGTGGGGCCGAGGAGCATGAGCCGGCCGGCGTTCTCGGTGTCGTCGGACAGGCCGAGGAACGCGTTCAGCAGGTCGAGGATGACCGTGGTGGGGTCGTTGGTGGGGCGGTCGTCGCCCGGCGTCGGGTTGAACATCAGGCGCCCCTCACGATGTGCAGGCTGGGCCGGCCGTTCGCGGCAGGTGCCGGGGCGGGGGCCGCCGCGGTGCGGACGGTGCTGTTACGGCGGGACGCGAGCCAGCCGATGTCGCTGGCGTTCGTGGAGTCCACGTCGACCGAGCCGAGGTCCTCGCCGCTGTCGATGACGGTGACGGTGACCCGAAGGGTGGTGCCGTGGGGGTGGGGGTGGTTGCGCGTGATGTCGGTGAGGCCGCGGAGGAGCTGGAGGCCGGCGCGGCGGGCCAGCATCTCGCGGGCCGTGGAGTCCTGCGGGGTGGTGGCGCGGACTCGGCGCAGAGCCTCGTCGGCCTGAGAGATGGCGGGGGACTTACTGGCAGTACGTGTGCGATCCTGGGTGCGCTGCATTCGGATCGGCCTCCTGGTTACGTCAGGCAGGGCTATGTCTGGTGCTGCATGGGCTCGGTGTTCGCGCACCGGGCCCTTTTTGCTGCCCCGGTTGGGGCGACACCCATGAAGCTACTCGCACTGGCAGTGCGAGTCAACAGTCCTTGCAAGTTTTAGTGCGAGGTAGCACAATCACTTCACATGTGAGACTGTGCGCATGACGAATGGAGGAGCAGTGACAAGCGGATACGCACTCACCGTGCGGTTCAAGTGCCGCGACGCCGATGCAGCTCAGCAGTTCGACGCCCTGGTCGCCCGCACGCTCGAGGGCATCCGCACCGAACCCGGAACGCTGGTCTACGTAAGCCACACCCCCGTGGACGAGCCCCTGGTGCGCGTCTTCTACGAGCTGTACGCCGACAAGAACGCCTTCGAGGCCCATGAGAACCAGCCCCACACGAAGCGGATGCTGGCCGAACGCGAGCAGTACTTGGTCGGCGTGGACGTGCAGTTCCTCAACGAGACGGCCGGCAAGCGGCCCCAATCACCGGAGGCACCGTGAAGCCCACAGGAAAGGAGGTCGAGCCGAAGGATCGCGCCTTCGGTCGGCATGTGCAGCGGCTCCGGAAGGAGCGGAACCTAACCCAGCAGCAACTCGCCGCAAAGCTGCAGAAGACGTCCAGCTGGATGTCTCAGGTGGAGCGCGGTGTGCAGCCTGTTGAGCGGATAGACGTTCTCCAGGACCTGGCTGATGCCCTCGGTGTGTCCGTCCAGCAGCTCCGGCCGGGTGCTCCCCTGCCGAGTGCGGCGAACGGAGCCGTGCCGCAGCCCGAGTACCGGTCCAACGATCTGGAGGAGGCCCGAAAGCTGATCTCCGGGCACCCTGCGATCGGCACCCTGCTGGGTGCTGTCCGCCCTACGCCGCGGCGCTCCATCGAGGAGTTGGCTGGCGAAGTAGAGACGATGTGGCAGGAGACCCACGAGGGCAACTTCGCCGACGTCAGCGCTCGTCTGACCGATCTGCTTCCCGACCTGGAGCAGACAGTCAGAGTCGTCAGCGAGGATCGGCAAGCTGATGCGTACCTGCTCCTCGCCCGCACCTATCAGGCGCTGGCTGCGGCGTTCGTCCGGCAGGACGAGGCCGATGCTGCCTGGGTCGCTGCTGACCGGGCTATCTGGGCTGCGGAGAAGTCCGGTGACCCACTGCATGTGGGTGCCGGCGTCTTCCGCATGGTTCAGGCGTTCGTCCGGCTCAAGCGCCTAAACCAGGCCGAGCATGCGGCCAACACGGCTATCGCGGCTCTTGAGGCCATCGACGGCCAGGGCAAGCTCGCCGTGCAGGGCATGTCCGTCTTGGGCTCGCTTCATCTGGCTCTTGCCCTGGTCCATGCCCGTGCAGCACAGCGCACCGAGGCCCGAGATGAACTGGCGAAGGCCCGCGACCTGGCAGCGCGAATCGGGGAAGATCGTAACGACTTCAACCTGGAGTTCGGCGCCACCAACGTCGAGATCCAGGCCGTGTCCACCGCGGTGGAGCTGGGTGACGCCGGCGAGGCTCTGGACATCGGTCGTGGGATCAACGCCGAGGCGCTGTCACCGGAGCGACAGGGACGGCTGCTGATGGACCTGGGGCGAGCGCACGCGCAGCGTCGCCACACGGGCGAGGCTCTGGCATGCCTGTTGCGGGCCGAGGAGCTGACCCCCGAGACGGTGCGCACGCACGTAGCCGCCCGGAAAGCAATCCGGGAGCTGGTCCTTGTCGAGGGAGCTGGTGCCCCGCCCGAGCTGATGGCGCTGGCAGATAGGGCTGATGCCCTGGAGTAGACCGCTGGCGTTAGACACCGAGAGAGCAATACGGCCGACCAGCCCCGAGGGGCCAGCCGGCCGCCCCACGCGACGCTGACCTGCGAAATCTTCGTCGGTGGGGAACCCCAGTCAAGGAGTTCAGCATGAGCCTACTTCCTTTCAACGGAAGTAATCCACGTCGGGCGTGCCGATGACCAAGCGCGACTACCCCGACTACGTCTCGTTCACCGACGCTGCCGCGCTCATCGTCCGCCACGGGCTCGCCAGCAGCATGACCCCGCGTGGCCTGCGCTACATGGCAACCGCCAGAAGCAGCAAAACCACACCCGAGGAAGAGGCGTGGCCGTTCGGCAATGGACCCCACCAAGAGCCGTATCTGATCGCGGGCCGGACCCGGATGATGCGCACTGAGCGGCTCCTGGAGTACCTCGAGAGACACCCACCGACAGGCCGCGGACCTGCTCTGAAGCCGCGCGCTAGCGGCCCCGAGTCGTGACCACCGCGTTACGGGCACCGGAACTGCAGCGCCGGTCCCTGAAAGCACGAACGGCCGGGTCATCGAGGTCGCAGCAACCTCTAGCCGGCCGTCCTAGCAAGTCACAGCGGGTGCCAGCCCGCTGGATTTTCGAGTCCCACCAGAGCAGAAGGGCCTCAGCGATGAGGGTACCCGTACTTGCTGGCGTATCGGCAAGTGGGCAAGGCATGATCCTCCGCACGGCGGAGGTGAACCGGTGACGCAGCAGCCCGGCATTGATGAGTCTGGGCGGATCGTCCGGGCGCAGGCCCCCGCGAGCGGCATCTCTGTGCCTGCTCATCTCGGCGTAGGCGCTGACCTCGTACACAGTCTGGACTACGTCGTGATGCTCCAGGTGATGTTCAACCTGGCATCCGGCATGCAGTCGACCCCCATGACGGTGTGGAAGCAGCTCCATGGCCGCGGGATCCGGTCGGCGAAGAACGCCAAGGAGTTGGTGGGCAAGAACGCGGTGTACGAGTCGTTCGCCCGCCTGGTGGACGCGGGGTACCTGCGTCGGACGCAGTTGCCGCACCCGGATCTTCCCGGGCGTAAGGGTCCGGTGGTGTACGAGACGTTCGACAACCCGGCTTGGAATCCTGACTGGCAGGCCCGCCAGGCTGGCACGGATCCGCTCACCGAGACGGATAGGAAACCGCAGGTGGGAACGCTTCCCGGAACGCCGGATCCGTCGTTCGGGGAAGCTGGGAAAACCGCAGGTGGGAACGCTTCCCGGAACGCCGGAAGCGGTAACGACGGATCCGGCGTTCCGGGAAGCGTCAATCGGTACGTTCCCGCAGGTCAGGACGCTTCCGGCGTTCCGGGACGCGGAATGCCTCTCCCCCCACACCCCCCGGAGGAGGAGGATTCCTCCTCCCCCTACCCCCTCACCGGCAACACGCGGCCGCACCCGTCACAGACGGAGGAGGGGCGGGAGTTCCTCCCCGAAGAGATCAGCCAGGCCGAGGACTTCTTGCAGCAGATGAAGCGCTGGCAGGCCGGCGGTGCAACCGCCCAGAAGAACGCCCCCCGGCTGCTGCGGGCGCTGCGGGCCCAGGGCTGGCCGAAGCTGGCCGAACTGGACGAGGAACAGCGTTCCCAGCTCGAGGCGGAGATCTTCCGCAACACCGTCGGTGCGAAGTCCTGGGTGAGGTGTCTTCCCGGCTGGATCGATGACCTGAGGCGCTATGACCGTGTGCGGACCCGCCCGGGCGCCGCGCGGGGGGCTGACGGCCGTGAGCGGTGCCCCGACCACCCAGGGCGTATCCGGGGCCGGTGTGTGGAGTGCGCGATGGCTGTGCCGTCCTAACCACGCGGTGTGGGCCGCTCCGATGCCGGGGAGCGGCCCGCGATCCCCTGCACGCTTGACCGAACAGGAGACCCCTAGTGTCCACCCGCATCCCCGCCCAGCACCACAACGCCCCCGATGACGCTGGCGAGGGCCTTGAGCCGGCCGCGTTCAACCGCGTTCCGCCACAGGATCTCGACGCCGAGCAGTCCGTCCTCGGATCCCTGCTGCTGTCCGGGAGTCCGAGCAGCGCGTCGTACCGGTACTTCGCCGAGACCCTCGAGACCGGCCTCCTTGCCGAGGAGTACTACCGGCCCACGCATCAGACGATCCACCGTGCGATCTGCGACCTCCACAAGGCCGGCGAGCCCGTAGACCCGGTCACGGTCGCCGACCGGCTCACCGAGCAAGGTGAGATCGGCCGTGTCGGTGGAAGGGCCTACCTGCACGCTTGTGTGCAGGCTGCCCCCACCGCGGCCAACGGCCCGCACTACGCCGAGATCGTCCGGGCGAAGGCATACCGACGCGCGGTCATCGAGTCGGCGCAGCGCATCCTCCAGTACGCCTACAGCGAGGAAGGCGACGAGAACGAGATCCGCGACCTGGTCGAACAGCAGCTCACCGAGATCATCGCGGGCACCCCCGGACTGCACGAGGCACCTCCCACGGTCGGCGACCTCTACCTCGACTTCGTTGCGGACCTCGAGGAGATCCAGGACGGCAAGAAGATGGGCCTGCCATACGGGTTTGCCGACCTGGACACGCTGACCTCCGGCATGCAGCCGGGCAACGTGACCGTCGTGGCGGCGCAGTCCGGCGTGGGCAAGTCCACCCTCGCGCTCAACGCTGCCGTCGCCGCAGCCAAGACCGGCGCCAGGACGATGTTCTCCTCGCTGGAGATGAGCGCGACCGAGCTAATGCAGAAGATCGCCGCCGCCGAAGGGAAAATCGCCCTCCACCACCTGACGCACAAGAACGGCCTCACCCCGGAAGGCTGGGAGACCGTCAGACGCCTCGGCCCACAGCTGTTCCAGACGCTTCCCCTGCGGGTCTACAGGCCCGACGGCGCATCGCTGGGTGACATCGCCTCAGCGGCGCGGGCCTGCGCCCGCGCGGACGGCCTGGACCTCCTCGTCGTGGACTACGTCCAGCTCGTCGAGGTCGAGCAGTCCCGCAACGTCACCCGCGAGCAGGCCGTTGCCGCCGTCTCTCGCGGGCTGAAGAACCTGTCCACCCAGCTCGGCTGCCACGTCATCGCCCTGTCGCAGCTCAACGACGACGGCCTCATGCGCGAGTCGCGGGCGATCAAGAACGACGCGTCCGTTGTGATCAAGGTCGAGCGGCCGGACGCGGACGACAAGGAGTCGCCGCGGTCGGGTGAAGTCGACCTCGTCGTCGAGAAGAACAGGTTCGGGCCCACTGCCTGCGTAACCGTCGCCGCGCAACTCCACTACTCGCGCTTCGTGGACATGGCGCAGACCTGACGGAAGGATGACCGAGATGAGCATGATCCCGTACACGCACTGGGCGTACTTCCAGGACGAAGCCAGCGCCCGGCGCTGCGCGGAGGACCTGCCGGACTTCGTCATCCGAATTCGGCCGCCGCAGGAAGACATCGCAGAGTGGCTGCTGCTCGCCGGCCGGGACGTGGAGATCGATCACATGGTGGAACGTCACCACGAGGTCCAGGCGATCGTGGAACGCCATGACGGCTTCTACGACGGTGGCGAGTCGACCTGGGACCTGAACCTCGGCCAAGCCGTGGCGGATCCAGTGCTCACTGGCGAGTGGGAGATCGGGAAGAACAGCTGAATTACAGACCGGCCGCCCCTGGACTCCCCGTGGGTCTGGGGGCGTTGCCGTAACCAATCCCGCGAATGCATTGCTTAGCAATGCTTAGGACGGTACAGTTCTAGGTACCGCAGCGAGGCCGGAACCTTCGACCGAGCCAGCCCCGCTGCGGGCCAACAACCGTGCACCCACCAGGAGTGTCCGGCGTGCGCAGTCTCCACCGACCATCACGCCGACCACCTCACGGGGGCACACCATGACCGGAAACGACCTCAACAACGACCGGAACTACGACCCCACCACCCTCATGCTCCTGACCGCAACAGCCGTCTGGCTCGCCGGCCAGCTCACCCACGACCCCGACTCCGCCAAGCAGTTCGCGGACATCTTCCTCCCCCTCTTCCCCCGCCTACTGGAAAGGAGGTAACCGCACCACCGAGCACCACCGCAGCCCGGCCGTCTCCCCCCGGCGGCCGGGCTTTCCCATTTCCCGGCCCCGCTGTCAGTACCATCCCCCACCATGTAGCACAGATACCGCCCAACACCGGCTTGGAGGCCAGTAGTGGACGTACCCGACCTCTCCGCCATCGACGACGACCAGTTCGAAGACATCGCCATCTCCCAGGCCCACCCCCGCAGCCGCGATCCCGAACTCTGGGCCCTGCTCGCCAGCCCCGAACACATCGACCGCACCCGAACCATCCTCACCAACGTCCACGCCAGGACCGCAGCCGCACTACGTCGCCGCAAGGCCGAACGCGAGCAGTTCCACCTGGACTGCCACGCCCGTGGCGCCCAGGGCAAGAAGGAGTGGTTCGAGAGCCGGCCCGAGTACGAGAAGTGGCGGCGCGGTGCGGCCGGCTTCCACCAGACGGTGCAGACCGCCATCTCCGAACTCAGCAAGATCCAGCGCTCCCAGAACCGAGCCGTCACCAACCAAGGCGGCCATGCGGCCCGCGACGCCCTGCGGAAGCTCGCAGTCGCCGTCCACCGCCACCAGGCCCGGCACGCCAAGTCCGGTGAGGTTGCTGCACAGGAGGACTACGAGCTGTGGCAGATGCTGGACCATCTGACGGTGCCGTGCGGGCCGCAGCAGGAGCCGACGACGCTGCGCACGATGCTCGACTTCTACTGGACGGACGTCGACATGGTGAGCGACAGCGAAGAGAAGCAGACGGCTGCAGAGAGGACAATGCGTCAGGCGCCGGCAGGCAGGTCAGCCCGGTTCACCGGAACCCCGCGGGCTCGGCACATCGGCAACGACAAGGGGCTCGCCAGCTGACCTATGTGGCGCCCCAGCCCCATGTCGGGGTTCAGGGGCGCAAGCCCGCCCCGTGCGCGCCTCCGGGAAAGTTGATCGCTTCAGTCACTCATGCCGCCGCCCCCGGCCCTGCCTCCCCCGGGTCCCCGAGCGGCCGGGTCAGCCCGTCACCCGCGGCCGCCCGCCGGCCCGGCTCCGTCTCGTCCAGCTCCCAGTAGTGCCGGCACTCCTCGCACCGGACCCCGTCGACCAGGACCTCGTCCTCCCCGTTCGGGCAGTCCGTCCCGTCCCCGCGGCCCGCGCACGCTTCCCAGGTAGCCCCCATGCGTCGACCGTGCGGTGTTCCGGCCCAAGCCGTGGAGAGGGCGTGGCAGGCGCACAGGCGCTCGAGGACGGCAACTCGCCACGGCACCCAGCAGAAGCCCCAGCAACCCTGCTTCAGCGGCTGGGCCACGCCGTTTTGCGAGAACGCGGTTCGGGTGTTCACTGCCGCCCAGCACGTACCGCCAGCACTCGCATGGAGGTCTGATGAGCAGCGACACCCCACCCAGCACCACGGAACTCCCGCCCCCGCACGTGTACGCACTCGCCCACCGATGCACCACCTGCGGCGCCGAGCCCGGCGTCCCCTGCGACGCACCGCGGAAGGAAGCCGACTTCGACAACCGCACCGGCGCCCGGGCGCGCGCGGGCCGGGGCCAGGTGGAGTGGCATCCGTCCCAGCTCATCCACGCGGCACGGCAGGACGCCGGCCGCCGTCACCGCGACAGGGACGAGATGAAGGCCCCGTGGCCAGAGGACCGGGAGCCCGGCCGCCGGTACGACACCCTTGGCCCGGCGTGGCGGAAAGGCCCCGAGGGCTGAGCCGAGGGAACAACCCTGCGGTTCCGGGTGATGCTGGGTGTGCTCCCTTCCGGGAGTCTCCGTGAAGCGCCGCCACGATCCAGCCACCGGCCGGGGAGCGGAAGAGCTGGGAAGGCCCCAGGGCGATGTCCCCGCCCTGGGGCCTACTCGCGCCCTCCAGCACCGCCTGGACGCCCGAACGCGGTCTGCTCCACCCACTCCACCGCCCACGGCTCCCCGCGCACCCACGCGGCCCGCACAGCGTTCCCGAACGCCCTCTCCATGCCCGCCGGGTCGCCCGGCATGCGGGCCACGAGGCCACGGCGCAGCGCCGCGGCCGGGTCCGGGAAGTCGCCGGCGCCGATGTCAGTGGTGGGTTCGTCGCTCACACCAGCTCCAACGACTGCGGCCGCTGCCCGGAAGGATGAACGTGGCCGCCGACCGGGCCGGTACACATGCCGTCAGCCGGCTGGGGCAGGCGGCGACAGTAGAACCTCCCTGGACGCCTGGAACAACTTCTCCCGCGCCGGCGCCGCCTCTCTGTCGGCAGCCCAGTACTCGTCTCTCCGCACGCTGTTGATCTCCGCACCCGAGCCGCACAGAGCCCACGCGCGCAGTCGATCACTCATCCGGCGCAACTGGCCCACTGCCTGCTCCACCAGCCCTACCACCTCATCCGGAACGATCAGCATCAGCTGCTCGTACGGCTTCTGGATCGGGGCAACGGCTTCGGCGAGCAGTCTGTCCATGTTCTCTGCCATCTCCGCCTCGTAGTTCTGCGGATGGAAGTTGCCTGGGAAGGTGTGCTCGTCGAGGCCCTCGAGAATGTCCTGGATGCGCTGGTAGGCGCAGTCCCACGCCTCTAGGAAGGTAGCGAAGGCCTGCTGGCGCTGTCCTCGTAGCCACTGTTGGTGTTCGACGGTGGCCTGGTAGGCGGTCTGCCGTCGGCCGACATAGATGCCAGCGAGGATTCCACCGATGCCGAACACGCCGGCCGCTACGGCCGCGACGACGGTCCCCCATGCTTCGTTCATGGCGGGCATCTTGCCGTGGTGGGCGGTGTGTTGGGGAGTCCTATTACTTTCCCTCGGACGTCACGATTGCATTGCTTAGCAATGCATAGGGCGGTACAGTAGAACGTCTGAAGTCCCCGCCCCCACGCCGAGGGAACACCCGCGCCAAACCGCGGCACGCTAGACCACCACCACGCACCGAGCCGGGAGCCGCCCGTGACCACCGTGCAGACCCTCATCACCGAGACCGAACTCACCGACTGGCTCACCCACCAGTTCGGCCCCGAGATCCACAACGACTACGACACCGCCAGCCACCTCCTCCGCACCTTCGACCTCGCCGCGAAGGAAGGCCCCAGCCTCAACAACCGGCACGAAATCGCCAACTGCATCGCATCCACCCCCAACACCGACGCCCCCTGGACTCCCGTCAACACCGCGAAGGCCGCAGCCACCCTCCACGCCGCCTACCGGATCACCCGCAAGCCCACCAACCACGCCAGCCTCACGATCGACCTGCCCCTGCCCATCATCGTGTCCCGCCACCAGTGCCCGTTCTGCCGCCGCTTCACCCGCGCCGACCAAGCCGCCGTCAAGGACCACATGGCCCGCTGCTGGTCCAACCCGCGGCTCCGCTGCTGCAAGACCTGCACCCACCACCAGGACGCCGGCCCGGAAGACAACGAGGCCTGCACCCACCCCGACGGCCCCGAGTACGAGGAGTACCGGTTCCCCGTCCTCCACTGCCCCCTCTGGCAGGCCAACGAAGCACTGCCGAACACCGCCTGACCCCCGAGGAGAACCCGTGACCTACCCGCAGGCCCTCACCCCCGCCGAGATGCTCACCACCGCTCTGGACCGGCTCGGCATCCCCACCATCGTCGCCATCTGCGGCAGCACCCGCTTCATGACCGAGATGGCCGACGCCGACCGCGACCTCACCTGGCGCGGCCACATCGTCGTGCGCCCCGGCTGCGACATGAAGAACCCGCACCCCTTGTGGTCCGACCCCGCGGAAGCCGAAGCCGGCAAGCAGCGCCTGGACGCCCTCCACCGGGCCAAGATCCGGCTCGCCCACCAGATCCTCGTCGTCGGCAACTACATCGGCGACTCCACCCGCGCGGAGATCGAGTACGCGCGCAGCCTCGGCAAGCCGGTCACGTTCACCCACCCCGAGGTCGACCCCGCCGCGACCCAGCCCACCGCCTGACCGCTCTGCCGCACCACAACCACAGCACCTACTTACTCAGGAGTCAGCAATGACCGACCAGCTCGACCTCGACGCCATCCAGGCCCGCGCAGCCCGCCTCTACGAGCGCACCGCCACCATCGACCCCAACGCGCACCCCGACTTCGGCCAGCTGACCGATGCCGACGTGCCCGCGCTCGTCGCCGAAGTCCGCCGCTGCCGCGCCCGCACCCTCACCGAGTCCGAGCACAACCGGGCCTGGCACGCCATCGAGGGCGCCGCCGGCCAGGAGGGCGCCGATCCCGGGACTGTCCTGAACGCCGTCCTCCGCGCGCTCGGCATCAACCCGCCCGCCACCGACGACTGCCCCGGCTGCGAAGCCGTCCGGTCCGACGCCGTCTGAGGAGACACACGTGACCTACCCGCCCGCCGACGACCGCCTCCGCCATCTGCTCGCCCAGCGGATCAACTGCCACGTCGACACCTGGAAGCTCGCGTTCTTCATCGCCGGGGCCATCGTCGACGACCCGGAGATCCGCGCCGAACTCGACCGCATCGCCGCCTCGCACACCGCGGGCCAACCGTGCGGTGACCGGAACTGCCGTGCCTGCTTCACCGCCAGCACGGGCGCGTGACCACCAACGCCACGGCCGGCCCTGAGAGAAGCAGGGCCGGCCGCGGCACCCCGAACCCTACCGAGGAACCCGTGACGACCTACCGAGTACGCCCCAACCCCCACAGCGCCGCCTATTTGTGGCGGTGGGAGTGCCTGCACACCCGTCAGGTCGGTGCTGATCCGCGTCCGGTGCGCTGCCAGGCCCGCGGGCTGGCCGTGTCGGAGGCGGACGCCGAGACGCAGGCCGCTGACCACGCCGCCACTCACTGACTGGAGACCACCGTGAACCAGACCGACCCGACCGCCGACCGTCTTGCTGAGCTACGTGCTGAGTACGCCTCTACCGGAAGGGTGATTTCCGATGGCGTCGTCTGGCTCTTCTCGCAGGTGGTAGCACTGCGTGAAGAGGTAGCCCGCCTGCGCGCCGCTCCCCCTGCCGTGGTGTCCCCGCCGCCGAGCCGGGCCGCACTCCGCGACCGCATCGCCGAGGCGCTCCGCCCTGGAAGCCGTGACCGTAGCGGCCAGTACCCCGAGGGCTTGATGCGGGACGTGGACGCGGTGCTGGCCGTGCTCCCCGAGCCCGCCGACCGGGCCGCCGTGCTGGAGGAGGCAGCCGACAAGATGCTGGCCCTCCGCGACAGCCTGATCACTGCTCCGGACGCCACCGGGAAGTACCTGGCCGGGATCGAGCGCGCAGAGACCGAGCTGCGCCGTCTGGCCGTCGAGGCGCGCTCCGGGGCGCAGCAGCAGCCCGACACCGAGGTGCGTACCCCGTGCAGTGCCCCGCCCTGCCGCTACGACATCCACGCGGCCGACGACATCCCGTGCGACGCGCACGATGAGCGGCGCGAGGACGACGGGCAGCAGGCCGCGGCAGCCGACGGGGAGGAGACACTCTGCCGGTGCGGTCACGGTCGGGCGTATCACGACGCGAAGTACGCCGACCCGCAGTGCCGACTCTGCCCCGAGGACGGCGAGCGCTCGTGGTACCACCCATTCACCCCGCGCCCCTGACTCGTTCTGCCCCGGCTGCCCCCGCGCGGCCGGGGTCCACGGCGGGGCTTGAGCGGGCCTCTCGCGGACGAACAGGCCCCGCAGGCACCCGCGTTACACCGCGCCCGCCACACAGCCCCCAGCGCCCACACAGGCGCGCGACAGACAGGACACCACCGTGACACCCGCCGACGAGATTCGCACCGCCGCCAGCAAGTTGCGGGCACTCGCCACCGCGGCAGCCGACGACAGCGGCAGCACCGCCTGGCACACCACCCGGCACTTCCCCGAGCAGCCCGACTCCACATTCACCGCCCTGTGGGCGACCGGAAGTCGGACACTTCTTCGAGGCGGCGGTGGACGAGGCCGGCCGCCCGCTTACGTATCAGCTCCGGTAGGCGACTACATCGCCACCATGGACCCCACCCTCGGCCTCGCCCTCGCCACCCTGCTCGAAGGCGTCCTCTCCAGCGCCCGCGAAGCCAGCCCCGCCCACGAGGAATGCGACAACTGGTGCAGCCCGGAGACCTGCGCCCTATCCGCCGCCCTCGCCGTCGCGCGAGCCATCAACGCCTGACCCCGCCCCAGTGCCCACACAGGCACACGGCAGACAGGACGCCACCGTGACCCTCAGCGACCTCATCCCCGCGCCATGCCCTCACTGCGGCCAGCCGCAGCCCCGAGGCGGCATGGATCAGCACATCACCACCACCCACGCCGGCATCCCGCCCTGCACTGCCCGCCTCAACCCCGAGAGTGGCGGCCTGTACACCTGCGCGTTCCGCGTCGGACACACAGGCGGCGAGTACGGCGACTGGCACGCCAGCCCCTACAACACTCCCCTCGGCCGGTACGTGTGGAACGACAGCAGTCCCGGCGCCACCCCGCACCGCGACGAGGAGCAGCAGTGACCACGACACCCCCCAAGAAGGAGAACAGCATGATCGAGCAGACCAACACCCCCGACCACTACGAGGATTGCCCGCAGTACAGCGACCGCACCGCACCGCACTGCTACTGCGACGGGATCAACCAGGCCAACGAGAACTACTGGGCCGAACCGCCGAACTTCAACGGCTGACCTGATCGAAGGAGAACCGTCATCACCACCGACCGGGACGCAGACCTGAAAGCCCGCGCTGCCATCGCCAACTGGACCACCAGCACCATGACCATCCGATACGCCGTCGGCGCCACCGAACACACCGTCGAAGCCCTCACCTGCGGTTACTCCATCGCCGAGCACGCCGAGCGGGTCGCCTATCTTGCCACCCTGGGCAAATTCGCTGATTTCTCCCTCGCAGGCGGCGGAGAAGCCGAGATTCGGCCCGAATCCATCGTCTCCATCGAACGCCGGGACAGCGGTGACGGGGACGACGAACAGCCGTGACCAGTCCTTCATCCTCACCCCGGCCGGAGCACTCGCCCCGGCCGGGCGCCCCCTGGAACACGGCGCAACCTGCGCCGGCAGCAGCTACCCAAGCGACCGACCACGAGGACTCATGAGGAAGCGAGTGTCCAAGCGGGACCTGCTGCGCCGGATAGAAGCCCTCGAGGCGCTACACCGGCAGCCCACCCCGCCGCCGCTCACCGGGCAGCAGACCATCAACGTCGGCCACATCGGGCACCACGTCTACCAGGGGCCAGGAGCCTGCCGGGCCGACCTGTTCGGGACACTGTGCGGGGCGCACCGGGACGAGCACCAGCACGTCGAAGGCCAGGTGTTGTGAGTGCGCGGGCGGCCGGTACCGAGGCCCCTGGTATGGGGCGGGAGGGCACCGGCCGCAGCAACCTGGCAGCCAGGGAACCACGGCCGGCCTGCTCCGGTCCGGGCGTCGCGCTGCGATTCCCTGCTGGGGGAAACGACACCAAAACCGGAAACTTGTCGACTTTCCGTTCCCGGCCCCTCTGCTGGATACCGACCGGTTATTCGAGGGGACCCGGACGGACCCTGCGGAGGGGTGTATCCACGTCGTCACTGATCAGCACACCCGCAGGCCAGCGACCACGCGTCACAGAGCATGCACCACGCAACGGCCGCATATCTACAGCGAATCTTTTACAGCAAAAACGCGTAACAGTAATTACACTTGACGTCTTGTCAACAAGCATCGGGGGGATAGCAAACCAGTGAACCGCCCAGCACTCCAGAAGCTCCTCCGGCAACGGCGCGAACAGATAGCACCCGAAAGCCACGGCCTGCCCCGCCCCACCGGCCGCGGCCGACGCGCACCCGGCCTCTCCCAGCACCAGGTCGACCAGCTCCTCGGCTACACCACCCGCACCTACCAGCGCCTCGAATCCGGGAACTACCCCAACCCCCCGGTTGAACTCCTGCGCGATGTCGCCCATCTTTACGGCATGAGCGAGCAAGAGTGGACCAGTCTGTGCCGGTACGCGCGCGGCGAGGACCCGCCCGGCCCGCTCCACGAAACCGCCGGCGACGCCGTCCCCGGAGCCTGGGCCGACGCGGTCGCCGCCGTCAACTACCCCGCCTACGTCACCGACGCCTCCTGGAACCTCCTCACCTGCAACAACGCGTTCCACACCCTGTTCGACGCCGGCACAGCACCACGCAACACGATGCGGTGGATGCTCCTCGACGGCCGCGACCAGCTCACCGACTGGGCCACCGCCTGGGCCCCGCTCGTCATGCCCCAGCTCCGGGCCGCGCTCGCCCAGCGCCCAGACGACAAGGTGCTCCGGCAGATCGAGGACGAAGTCCTCGCCGACCCCGCCGCCCGCCCCTTGTACGAGGCCGGCGGCGCCAGCATCCACCCCGACGGCGACGAACGCCCCATCCGGCACGCGGTCGAAGGACCGGGCTGGGTGACGATGTGCGTGGCACAGCCCCTGACGGCCCCCGGGTCCCGGTTCATGATGCTCCTGTTTCGGCCGGGGCCGCGGCAGCCGCACCCCAACCCGGGAATGCTTCAAGCCCGCTGAACCCCCTTGAAGGCGCTTTTTGCCCTGCTTTGACGAGCCGTGAGAGACCATGGCTTCGATGGCAGGGGAAACAAACCGGCCACTTTGCCGTACCTTGACTGCAATTCAGGTCGCGCGCCCAAGGGGGGACCCATGCCCGTCCACATCGCCCACCCCACCACCGTCCTCGCCCCGCACAAAATCACCACCCCGGAGATAGCCGACGACATCCGCGCCCACCACCCCAACCACCCCCGGCTCGGCGCGATCCTCCGCGTCCTCGGCAACTGCGGCGTCGACTCCCGCTACTTCACCCAGCCCCTGAACTCCCCCACCATCAACGGCACCGCCGACATCGGCCAGCGCGCCGCCCGCGCCTTCAACGACGGCCTGACCATGGCCGAACAAGCCGCCCGCACCACCCTCACCCGGCACGGCCTCCAGCCCGGCGACATCACCGGCCTCATCACCACCCACGCCACCGGCTGGAGCGTCCCCAACCTCGACATCCACCTGGTGGCCCGGCTCGGCCTCAACCCCGGCATCCGGCGCACCGCCCTCACCACCGCGGCCTGCGCTGGCGGAGCCCACGCCCTCATCCGCGCCACCGAACAGGCCCTCCTGTACCCCGGCTCCCGCATCCTCGTCGTGGCCGCCGAAGTCCTCTCCACCAGCTACAACCACGCCGACACCGCCATCGAGCACATGATCTACAAGGCCCTCTTCGGCGACAGCGGCGCAGCCACCATCGTCTCCAGCGACCCCCTCGGCCCCGGCCTCACCGTCGACGCAGACGGCCTCTTCGAGTACGCGCTCCCAGGCTCGCTGGACTTCTACGCCGGCCGCATCGACGCCACGGGCCTGCACTTCGACTCCACCAAGCAAGCCGCCGGCGGCGCCCGCCACGTCATGCCCGCCGTCCTCGACTGGCTCGACGGCCGCCCCGTCACCGTCCCGGTCATCCACCCCGGCTCCAAGCCGATCATCATGGACACCGCCACCGCCCTCGACCTCACCGAGACCGACGCCCGCCACTCCCTCGACACCCTGAGCGAAGAGGGCAACCTCGGCGGCGTCTCCGTGCTCCGCGTCCTGGAGCGCACCCACAGCCAGCCCCCGGCCGACGGCGCCCAGGCCCTGATGGTCGCCTACGGGCCCGGCTTCAGCGTCTCCGCCCTCCACGGAACCTGGACGAACTAGCCCCCGGAAAAGCGCCGAGCCAGGCTCCCGGTCTGCCCCGGGTCACCTGGCTCCACGTCTTCCAGCCGCCCGCGGCGACTGACGATGCACCCACGCTACCAACCCACGCCGACAGCCACCACAACGATGTCGGCCCCGCGTGGCACACTGCTCACAGAACCGCCCGCCTCGCTACGTCCCCCGTCGAGGCGGGCGGTCGTGTGTTCAGCGGCGCAGTACGTTGACCAGCTTGTCCGGATCCAGGATCGGCGCCCCATCCGGACCCTTGACGTGCGAGTCGATCCAGATAGGGCGATGCGACTGCCGGGACGGGTACCAGTGGTTCCTCCAGTGCCCACGGACAATCCACCTGTGCTGGTAGGCCCGTCCACCGCCGTTCCCGCCCACCTGGGACGCCGCTCCTGCATGACGGAGCCGGACGTAGCGCACGCTCGTCAGCAGGCCTGGGTCGATCCGGCGCAGGTGCTTCGCCGAGGCCTTCGATGGCGCAGTCTCCTCCTCGCGCGCCAACGTCTGCCCCATCAGCAGCCACGTCACGACCAAGGCGCGCTCGGCTTGCTCCTGCCGGCCAGCAGACCTTGAGTGGTCCTCCAGCTCTGCGAGGGCCATGCCGCTGGTGTCGTCGGGCATCGACGACAGCCAGCCCGGAACCTTGCCGAACGGCAGGAACCCGCGGGACATGCACACGATCTGCTGCGGATACGCCATCCGCAGCGCTCGCACCTCCGTGGGCGTCAGATCCTTCAGCCCGGCCCTTGGGTCGCCCTTGGCCATGAACGTCACCCAGTCCTCACGCAGGCACCAGGTGCGGAACTGCACGCCGCTGCCCTGCTGTGCCCAGGAGACGCCGATGATGGGGCAGCCGGTGTACTCGCCGCCTTCGTAGGAGTCGGTGGCGTACTCCTCCCACAGCAGCAGCCCATGTGTGGCGGGCAGGTCCTCAGGGTGGAGACGGTAGGAGGGGAGTGCGAGACCAGCCGAGACGGCCATGCGGGTCATGTCCTTGGACACGAAGAACAGCTCGGCAGCGCGTAAGGCCACCGCCCAGTCGGCGGCGGCCTGGCGTTCCTCGCGCGCGGTGTGCGGGTCGAAGCCCTGTGCCCACCGAGCCTGCCCGCCTTCGGGGCCGGTGTCGGCGAGCCACTGCACCAGCTCGGCGCGGATCTCGGGGAGCATCCGCGCCGAAAGTGTCTGCCTCGTCGTCACTCGCCGTCCTTTAGGCCGGCGTTCTCCTCGGCGTAGACGATGCCGACGGCAGGCATCTGAAGCGCCACCCGCGCCACTACCGCTCGGTGCCACGAGGCGGGGAACTTGCTTTCAGGGTTCGCTGCCTGGTAGTCGGCGTCGTTGCGGTAGGTGGCCAACTGTGGGGCCGGCTTGCCGTGCAGGCTGGCAACCAACCGATCCACCTCGGCGCGCGTCTCCCGCTTCAGCGCGTCCATTTGAACCTCCACACCGTGCGGAACGGGGTACTTGCCGGCTTCCCAGTTCCGGACCGTGCGGGACGACACTCCCAGGTGATCGGCAAGCCATCCGTCCGACAGGCCCAGCATCTCGCGGGTCGTCTTGAACGCGGCCGGCGTCATGCCCGCAGCGCTGGACTCCACCACGGCGAGTGTGGCGTCATCGTTCTGCGTTCGGACCAGCACCCGGTAGTAAGGGTTGCCGTACTCGTCAGCCAGCGGCGGAACCTCCAGGCCGTTGTCCGGCCAGTAGTTCTCCAAAACCAGCAGGCCGTACTCCTCCGGGATGTCGTCGTGCTCCTCGGCCTGGTCACCGCGGACGATCTCGTACCAGGTCGGGTCCTCGGCGTTGTCGGTGGCCTCAATGACGTGCCGGTACTCGCCGACGTACTCCACCGTGGCGGTGTAGCTGTTGTCGGTGGCCTCCCAGTCCCCGACAACCTTCCAGCCGGCCTTCTCCATCAGGGACTCGGCCTCGCGGATACCGTCCTCGGCGTCACCCTCACGGACGTCGACACTGGTCTCGGCGTAGAACATCTGCTGCCCCTGGGACTCCCAGACGGGGGTTTCGACGGTCTCCCGGGTGACCTCGCCCGTCTCGGGGTCGTCCTCCTCGGAGACGACCTCCTCCTTGTAGGAGATGGCGACGTCCTCGATGACGGTGATGTCCATGAAGTCGTCGACGACGCAGCTGGGGTCGTTGGTCATCCAGGCGGTGTAGTGGCGCTCGGTCATGTCGGTTCCTTCCGACCTGGGTCCGGGGCTGTTCCCCTTGACCCGACACCAAACAGAGTAGCTTCCTAATTTAGGAAGCGCAAGGGTTAGCCGATCCCGAGGCTCTTCCCCGGCTCGCAGTCCTCGCACCCGTGAAAGAACCGCTTGTCCTTCGTCAGCGCGAACCGGGCCTCCTCCGCGGTGAACGACCGCACCTCACGCCGGATCGCCGTGCAGCCGGCCACATGGACGGTCGCCCCCAGCGGGTGCCCCTTGTGGATCTCGCCCTCCACCACGTACTCGACCGCCTGCGCTTCGAGGTCGCGGATCTTCCGCCGGGTCGTCTCCAGCTGCCACGCCAACCACTCCTCCAGAGTGTGCAGCTTGGCAAGGCGTTCAGCAGGCGAAAGATCGGGCATACGTTCGATTCTATGCTTAGGGCTGTGACCAGCACCTTGAGCCCCGGCCGATACCGCCTCCTGCTGACCACCGACGGCCTGCCGGTGGCCCGCGGCTGGTGGAACAGCGAGACGACCGCGCGCCGGAAACTGGCCGCCTGGATCGGCAGCTGGGGACAGCCAGGCACCACGATCACCCTCACCGACGGCGAGACCGGCGTGCAGATGGCCGCCTGGCCCGACGAGGACACCGCCGACGATGCCCAGGTCGGCGGCTAGGAGTCGACGCCCGGATCCTCAGCCGGATGCCGGACGGCCTTCTTCACGGCCATCTCGACCTCGTACCGGCTGCTGCCCTCGGCCTCCGCGTGCTCGGTGACCGCGGCCTGGAACACCGCGGCAGCTTCCACCCAGGCCTGCCGGGCAGCGTCGAGGCCGGTGTCGGCGGCAAGGTAGCGGGCGTGCGCCGCCTCAGCGGACTGTTCGAGCTTCACGAGGTCTTCGAAGGTGTGTGCCACTCCGTCGATCCTATGCCGCCCTCGCCACCCCACCCGCCCGGCCACGCCCGACCCCTCCTCAGCGCCTGGAACCGCCACCAGGGCTCACCCCAGGTGCGGAGGGAGAACCGCGGCAGCCCTCCACCCAAGCGCGGCCGCGGCCACCCGGTTCCGAGGGCCGTCGTTCCCCCGCAGCACCTCCACCAGCCGGGCAGCAGGCACCACCGGAACGTCCTGCACGAAGAAGCCGTGGCCGGCCACCGGAGCGTTGTGCATGGCGATCACCGGCTGCACCGCCGCTCCCACCGCGCGGGCCACCAGATCCGCCTCGTACAGGACGCTGCGCACCGACTGGCCACGGTCAGCAGAGCCGTGCCACAGCGTCCCGCCCCGCTCATACACCGGGTACCGACCCGACCACAGCTTCGAATCCACCAGGAACAACTGGCCGCCGGGCGACACCAGGACGTGGTCGGCGTTCGCTCTGCGGGCGCCGGGTATCGCCCGGTCGTGCAGGACCAGCCATCCCGCGGCTTCGAGGGGCTGTAACAGGGCGGCGGTGCGCTGCTCACCGACCGAGCCGGCCACACAGTGGGCCGCCTTGGCATCCGCGCGGCGTGCCGCCGGGCTGAGCCCGAGCGCGGCGAGGAGACGCTGCCACACACCCTTACGGGCCGCCCGACGCTGCTCCTCACCCCACCGAGCCGCCGACCCACCCGCGGTCACCGGGCGTCCTCCCGTCCCTGCGGGCCCAGCAAGCCGTGCTCCGTAGCCACCCGCACTGCCGTCGCACGCCGCTTCGCCACGGCCACGTCCGCAACCCCGAGCTTCTGGTACGCCTGCGACAGATAGGCGCCCACCGTCGTCTGAGCCATACCCAGCCGTGCACCCACCACAGACAGGGAGTCCCCAGACGCCACCTCACGCAGCACCTGCGCCTGCCGCCGAGTCAGGGTCGGACGCGGCACGGGCATCTGCCACTGGCTGGACAGCAGATGCGCCAGGTCCACGCCGAGCACAGAACACGCCATCAGGAACGTGCGAAGTGAGGACTGCCCGCTCTCCAGCCTCTGCACCGTGACCAGGGCGAGACCGGCGCGCTTGCCGAGTTCCGGCTGGGACCAGCCACGGGCCTGACGCTCTGCACGGACACGATCGCCCAGGTCCGCGACTCGCTCGTCCAGCTCTTCATCAAGCTTGCTTTTCGCTCGTGGCTTCGCCGGCCGCTCTACCGGGGTCCGCTTCGGTGGGACTGTGACGGTCTCCAGCCTGACCAGTCCAAGCCGTATGCCTACAGCCGCTGCCTGTGCCCGGTCCTCGACGTGCAGCCGCTTGAGGATCGCCGCCATCTGGTACTTAACGGCGTCTTCCGACGTTCCGAGCCGCTTGCCGATGTCCCTGTTCCTGAGGCCGTTCGCTGCGAGCTGGAGGACCTGCTGCTGGCGGGGAGTGAGATACCGGGCCGAATACGGGTCGGGCCCGCCGTGCGCAGACGACGGGCCCACCTGAGCAGAAACAGTCACGCGACACCCTCCGGCTGGTTGGCGAGCTTGAGCAGAACGTCGGCGTGGCAGGGCTTGTCGAGAGGGCACGTGCAGGCGAGGTCCTTCCCGCGAAGCAGATGAAGGTCGGCAAGGACGCGGCGGCGGTCGAAGGCCTGCTTACCGATGCGGTAGGTCTCGTTGAACCAGCCGCCTTCGGTGCCGACCCGGAGCCACTCGCCGTACATCTCGGCGCAGGCGCTGTGTGGGTCGGACCACTCGGCTTCGATGGCGTCCTTGATGGTGAACGGGTTGCCGAAGCGGCTGGGCCTGCTGACGATGACAGCGCCGAGGGGGTTCGTGGTGGCGTCGGCGAGCCGCCAACCGGGGGTGCGCTTGCGCTGGATGCGTGTCTGGCTCATGCGTGGTTGCCCTCCTTGATCTGTTCGGTCACGGACGCGACCAGCTCGCCATCAGGTGCCCAGATCCCGAGGCGGCCCTTCGCAGGCACCGGCTCGTCGAGGGCGACAACGTCGGCAAGCGTCCAGTGGTAGCTCTGGGCGAAGCCCCAGGGGCCACAGCAGGTGCCGTCGTCCGACCAGTGGGAGCCGGACAGGGTGGCGACGGCAACGACCGCGCCGTACACGCCGAGGTTTGGGCCGTACACCCGTGCGGCAGGGTCGAGTTGGGCGCCGGCGTGGATGAGGATGCGAGCGCCCTCGTACTTGGCGGGCAGCTTCCAGGAACGGTTCTCGACCCGCTTGGTCTGGTGGGCGATCGCGCCTGCCCACGGCTGTCGGATGGTTAGGGCGCGGAGACTGTTGGGCATGAGGGCGCCGCGCTTGCGGGCGGTCATTGGGCGGCCTCCGCTCCGAAGATCTCCGGGTGGTCGGCCTTCCATCGCGTCCAGCGCTCCATCGGCTCGTCGCAGATCGTGTGCGCCAGGTCCATGACCTGAACCAGGGACAGCGGCCCGGGGTGCTTCGGGTGGGCGTACTCGGTGCCGCGTGCCCGGGGAGGGCCGGGGATGAACGTCGGGCCGTACTCCCACGAGACGCGGCCGTACCCCCAGTCGTCCGGGCCGTACTTGACGAATACGGTCGTGTTGCATCCGGAGTCGACGTCCAGGGGGCGCCGGGCGAGCCGGCGCTGGTACCCCTCGTGGAACCAACGGGTGATGTACTCCCGGATGAACGAGGCAAGCATCTGTGCCTCGGCCTCCGTCGGCCGCTCCACGCTGGCGAACGGCGGGCCGGTGAGGTAGTCCGGGACTCCGGGCGCGGCCGTGTTCAGATAGGCGGCGACGTACCGCCACATCGGGCGGAAGCTGCCCACCACCGGGATGCGCAGCGCGGTGAGCGGGTCGTCCTGGACGGCGTCGGTGCCGAACGGCCATGCATCGGTCTGGGTGTTCATGCGGTCTCCTCGGTGCGGGTGTCGGCTCCTACTGGCCGTAGTGGTCGGACGGTGTGTCCGGGGTGCCGTCGTGGCTGGTGCAGCCGGGCTGGTGGATGCCGGCGGCCGCTTCTTCGGGGGTGACGCCGCAGTCGCATGTGGGCATGGGGGTCCCTGGGCTAGAGCGGTGGGACTTGATGGGCTCCACCGTACCGCTATATGCATTGCTTAGCAATGCATTGCGGGTCTGAGTAAGGGGCCAAGCCCGAAGACCAGACCCCTCGCTGAACAGACGCCCTAGAAAGGAGCCTCGTCCGAGTAGCCGCCCTGCCCGCCACCAGCACCCCACGCACCCTGCTGACCACCCGCCGCCCCGGAAGACCACGGATCATCCGCCGGCCCCGACGCCGCCCGCTGCGCTGCCTGACGCGCATCCCGCTGCCCCGACCCCGACCTGCTGCCCGACGCCTTCTGCACCTTCGCCGTCGCCGACCGCAGAGACGGACCGATCTCATCGACATCCAGCTCGTACACCGTCCGCTTCACCTGCTGCTTGTCCTCGTACGACCGCTGCTTCAACCGGCCCTGAACGATGACCCGCATCCCCTTCTGCAAGGACTCGGCCACGTTCTCCGCGGCCTGCCGCCACACCGAGCACGTCAGGAACAGGCTCTCGCCGTCCTGCCACTGGTTCGTCTGCTTGTCGAACGTCCTCGGCGTGGACGCCAGCCGGAACTTCGCGACCGCCGCGCCAGCGGGCGTGAACCGCAGCTCGGGGTCATCGACCAGGTTGCCGACAACAGTGATCACGGTCTCGCCGCTCATGCCGCGTTCTCCTTCGTCTGGTTACGTCGTCCGGCCCGCGAGTTGTCCGCATGGCCGCACATGAACTCCCGCGTCGCCGGCAAGCGGTGCACCTGCTTCGGCTGACGGATCGGCCCGCCGAAACGCGGATACCTCTTCCCGCGGCAGATGTCGCCGACGGCCTTCTGCGTGATCCCGAAGCTCATCGCCACCTCGAGATCCGTCGCCCCAGCGTGGGACCTCTCCCGGATCGCCACCACCTGCGCCTCCGTGAGCACCTGCTGACTCTGCTGTGCCAACGACGGGAAGACGCGGCCGCTGCGCTGATACTGCTTCCGCAGCCGGTGCACCCAGTTCTCCGCCGTCTTCGCCGGCCAGCGCCGCAACCGGTTCACATCAGCCAGGGTCATCCCCTGTGCCACGCACTGCTGTACCGCGGTCAGGAACTCCGCATCGGTGATGCTGTCGACACGGAACCCGTGAACGAACTTGCTGACGGCGACCTGGTCCACGTAGTCGCCATCCAGGTCCTCACTCGGCTCGGGGACGAGGTCGCGGACCGAACGCTGCTCGGACCACGACGGCACCGTCAGACTCCCGTGCTCGTCGAAGTCCAGCCAGCCGAGCGCCTTCCCAACCGGCTGGTCCGGATCGACCAGACCAGCCAGAACGACGAGCAGGGCGTCCTTCTGCGTGCTGTCCAAGCTGCCCAGTACCTCGGCAACGTCTTCGGGCCCTCCGTCGCCATGGACAAGTACAGCCAGGTTCGCTGCCACGGGCAGCATCTGCTCGGCGAGTTCGCCGCGCTGCTCAGGGGACAGGGTGCTCATGCCGCCCTCATCGCGTTCTCGACCCGCTCCTCCTCGAACCGGATCAGCGCCCGGTACAGCGACGCCTTTGCTACACCCAGCCGGTCAGCGATCTTCTGCTGCGACACCCCCGCAGCGATCTGCTTCTCAATCCACTCCTGGTGCTCCATGCACACCTCGGTCTGCGACAGCCGGACCCCGAGCAGCACCCGGCGTTCCTTCTCCGACATGCCGCCCCAGATACCGGCAGGCTGCCGGGTCTCCAGCGCCCACGACAGGCACGCCCGCCGGATCGGGCACCGGCCGCAGACCTGCTTGGCCTGCTGCACCGCGTTGCTGATCTTGGCGCCTCCCTCAGGGAAGAACAGGTCGGGATCGGTCTGGGCGCACAGCGCGTACTCCCACCTGGGCGCGGCGGTTGTTGTGGCGTGGCTGGTGGTGGCGGTCATCGGGGGCTCCGTCGGGTGAGGTGCGTGATGAGGGCGTAGGTGAGGAAGGCGGGCCATGCGACGGTGACGATGGCGAGCCAGAGGGAGACGCCGGTGGGGTTGAGGTCGGCGTAGCGCTGGATGTCGGGGTGGCGTTGGATGCCGGCTTGCCAGGCGTGGGCGAGGAGTCCGATGCCGGCGAGGTAGAGGAGGAGTCCGGCGGCTGCCAGCCAGGTCATCGGGGGGCTCCGGTCAGGGTCGGCCAGACCGCCTTGTCGAGGGCGGCCCGGTGGGTCTTGGGCAGATCGGTGATGGGGTGGCCGAGCCAGTCCCGGCCGGCAGCCATGAGGGCGACGGCGTCGGCGGCGTTGTCGTTGCCTTCGGTGGCCCAGTCGGGGAACCGTCGGGTGATGGAGTCGATGACGGCTCCCTTAGCGGCGGTGCCTTTGCCGGTGGCGTACAGAGCGCGGGCGTTGGGGGTGAGGAGCCCGACGGGGATCTCGTTGGCGGTGAGGTGGTTGTAGATCTGCCACCAGAACCAGCCGCGTTCGTGTGCGCCGCCGCCGCTGCGGGAGGGGGCGGGGAGTTCCATGACGGCCAGGTGCGGGCTGCCGATGGTGGTGGTGACCTGGTCGACGAGGGCGCGCATGGCGGTGAGGCGTTCCGCGTGGGGGAGCTGGGTGATGCCGGGATCCTTGGATCGGGTCTTCTTGTAGCCGATGACGTCGCACCAGCCGTTGCTGGAGGCGATGCCGGTGCCGGTGAGGGACGGGTCGATACCGATGACTACGGGGGTGCTGAGGCCGGTGGTGGTGGGGGCGGTGGAGGTGAGGGTCATGTCGTCTCCGGGGTCGTCTTGGGGTGGGCGGGTCCGGGGAGGCCGAGGCGTTGGGCGAGGGCGGTGCGTGCGTTGTGGTCGTAGGTGGGGTCGTGGATGAACGCGACGGTGAGGGCGATGCGGGTGCGGAGGACGGCGAGGTCGTTTTCCGCGGTGGCGAGTAGGTCGGGGTGCCGGGTGTGGAGCTGGTTGGCGAGCGTGTCGACGTAGGGCTGCTCGGTGTCAGGCATGGGCCCCACCTCGGAGCTGGCGCAGCTCCTCCTCCAACTCAGCCACCCTGGCTTCGGCCTTCTGCCGGGCTTCGTGCGGGGTGAGGGCGCCGGGAGCGTGTCGCTGGATGACGATGGTGTACAGCTCGGGTGACTCGGCGACCTTGACGTCGAACTCAAGCTTGGTCTCGGTGTAGTTCGGTGCGTCTCCGAGCATGGCGCGCGCGGCGGCGACCTGGGCGGCGAGGAGTTCCCGGGCGGGCTCCAGCTCCATCTGCATGCCGTTCCGGAAGTCCATGGCGCGGATCCCGGTTTCGGCGAGCTGCTTGTCGATCCATTGCTGGGCAGCGGCCTGGCCGAGGACGGCCCGCACCGCGTTCTTGAGGCCCTCGCCCTCGTCGGCGAAGTAGGGCTCGGCATAGGGGGTGATGGCGTAGAGCGCGTCGTAGAGGGTGTCGGAGAGTTCTTCGATCGGGTCGATGTCAGTCACGGTGAGGGTGTTCCTTCGGGTTCTCGTGGTCGGCGCGAACGGTGAGGCCGGCCGCGATCTCCGTGGTGTCCAGGGGCTGGGTGTCGGCGCTGGCGGTCTTGGCGCGGGTGAGGGCGTCGCCGAGGGCTCGCACGGCCGGGTTCAGTGCCGTCGGCTCGGGGGTGGTGCGCTGGTTGCAGTCGGCGGTGAGCTGGCGGGCCTGGGTGAGTTCCTGCGCGGTGTGGATGGTGTAGGCGTGGATGGCGCCGTGGGGGCAGCGGATCGCGGCGTGGAACGCGGGCTGTTGGTCGGTGGTGGCGTGGGCGGGGGTGTGGGTGAGGACGGTGCCGTCGTGGAGGTGGGCGGTGGGGCCGTGCCAGGCGCGGACGGGGACGGGGAGGCGGGCGGCTGCGGCGGCGAGGGCGGCGCGTATGGCGGCCTGCTCGACGGAGCCCATGGGGCCGACGATGGCGCGGCGGCGGACCGGGAGGGGCCGGCGGAGGTCAACGACGGTGGCCCGGTTGACCGGTGCCACGGTTGGGAGCGTCTTCTTGGCCGCGGGCTTCCGGGCGGTCTTCTTCGCGGGGGCCGGGGGCTGCTTGGTGGTGGTCTTGCGGGTCCTGGTGGCCATGGTCGGCCTCCGTCCTGGGGAGGGTCTTGGTGGTGCTCCGTCTGCTGTGGGGGTGAGTGAGGAGGGCGATGGTGGTGACGCCGAGGGTGATGGCGAGGCCGTCCGGCCAGGTCACTCGGTGTTCCGTGGTACGAGGCCGAGGACGATCGCGCTGGTGCACGGCCAGAGAACAGGGTCGAGGTACGGACCGTGGCTGTGGTCGTTGCCCCACTCGTCGAGTGAGTAGCGGCGGCTGCGGGTCTTGCAGCGGGCGCAGACGGTCTGCCCAGCCAGCCACGGAATGGGCTTGTGCCCGAAGTCGTCGGCCGTGCGCACCTCGCGCAGGTGCTCCGGAACGCAGACGAGGCAAGGCAGCTTGCCGTCCATGGCGGCCTTAGTGATGCTCATGCAGGTCCGAGCGTGCATGAATGGGACGCGGTGGGAGCAGTAGCTGTCACAGCCGCAGTCCAGGCCATTGAGTATCCGAGCGTTCTCGAATGCCTTGCAGCCCTCGTCGAAGTGGTACTTCCGACTTCCTACGGAAGAGAAGACGGTGACGGGCATCAGACAGCCCTTCCCTGCGTGTTCTGCAGCCACTGGTGGGCGACCTCGGTCTGGGCGTTGATCTGCGTGATGTGCCCGTTGAGGATGCCGCGCACGGTGTTGGCGTAGCCGCAGACGTAGAGGTTCGCGGGAACCCGGCCGGAGGGGGCGACGTCCAGCATCTCGTCGGCGCGGCGCACCAGGTCGTGGACGTTCTCGCCCGCGTTGTACTCGTCGTAGGCGTCGGCGGCGCCGAGGGCGTAGAAGGGGTCGTTGGTGAAGGGGCTGGGCGTGATCGTCTCGGTGGTCATGGTGGTCATGGCGGTGGCCTTTCAGGCGGCGTGGGCGGTGGTCTGGTCGAGGTCGTCGGCGGTACGGGTCATACGACCGATGACCTCCGTGAGCGTGGGCGGCTTGGCGCAGTTGATGGCCCTCGTGGCCGTCCAGTTGAAGACGTGCTCGATCACGTCGGGCTGCCCGTTGGTGTCGGGCACCGCGTAGTTGGTGATCGACGCGGACAGGGCGCGCAGCGCGGCCATCGCGTCCTCGCTGGCTTCGAGGATGTCCATGGATGCGGCCTGGTCGGTGTAGAAGGCGGCCGGGATGCTGGCGCCGGGTGCCTGGGCGGCCATGTAGATGGCGGCGCAGATGTCGAGGGTGGCGCCCTCTGCGAACTGCTCGCCGGTGTGGAGGCCGTGCTGGCTGATGTAGCGGGCCGCAGTGCGCAGGATCCGGGCGGTGCTGTTCATGGGGTTCTCCCTCGGGTGGTCACCCGGCCGCGCAGAGCCGTATCGGTACGCGGCCGGGGGCTGGTGGCGGGGTCAGTCGGCGATGGGCCGGGGGTGGTCGTGGCCGCAGGTCGGGCACTGGAGCTGCGAGAGGTTGAAGCCCGGGTCGTTGACCGCGGTGACGACCACGCCGTCCTGGTGCGAGTCGAAGATGGCGTCGCAGCCGCAGCCGCCGGCATCCGTGTAGCAGGAGCAGCGGGCAATGTCCTTCGACTTCGGAACGGGCAGGCCGGCGACGAGGGCGGCTTCGACCATGGCTTCTTGGTAGGCGTGGCCGGTGCCAGCGGTGTCGGCCTGTCGGAGCAGGGCGTCGAAGCGGTCCTGCTGGGCCTCCGTGAGGTCGCCGTAGTTGGCGGTCTGGGGGCGTGCGAAGGCGTGCGTCATCACGGCCACGGTGGCTCCAGGGAAGGTGGTGGGTGGGCAAACGGCCCTGGTGGAGGGGTTGTTGCCCTCCCAGTGGTTCTACCGTACCGCTCTATGCATTGCTTAGCAATGCACTTGTCGGGTGGAGCTGCATCCAGGCATGAAAAAGGCCCCGGACCCCCTGCTTCCTAAGGGGTGGGGCCAACGGCAAGAAGGTCAGCTACCGGGGCGTGAGTTGACCCAGTTGCGGTGGAGCTTGAGCAGCTCGGTCCAGGACGCCGCGTTGGCGCGACCATGCTTCGTCATCGGCACGCCCTGCCGGCGGCACAGGCGCTCCAGGGTGCTCACCGAGATGGGGTGCCCGGTCTCGGCGAGGAGGTCGGCCGCTTCCTTGAGCTTGATCTCGTCGGCGGCAACGTAGGGGCTGATGAGGCTAACGGCCATAACGGCCTCCCGAGGGTCGGCGGCCATCGTTCGCAGCTCCGGCGGCCGATACGGGGCGGACCGCACGGGCCCGCTTGTGCTGAAAGTGTGTTCAGTTGTGGGTGCTGCTAGATACGACACGCGTCAGGCGCATCAGGTTGCACGGACCTGACGGATTTCCTGCTGAGCCACCGCACGCGCATGGGCGAGCCTCCCCAGAGACAGGCTGGTCGAAAAACCGTCCTTGTCGACGCACTCGGTGTTGGTGCACCAGGCACGCCGCGTCTCAGGTACCCACATCAGGCCCCAGCATCCGCACTTGGGGCAGGACTGCTGACGGACCGTCTTGCGGACGGTCTCGGTGTCGTTCTGCTCCAGGCAGTGCTCGAGGAAGTGCCGGTACTCGAGGGCGGCGGCCCGCAGTTGGTCGGCCTCGTCGGCGCCTGCCAGGTTCTCGTGCATCCAGGCGTAGGAGTCCTGTACGCGCTCCGGGAGCGGGCCGGCGTCCGGGTTGGCGGCCCGGGTGTGCTCGGCGATCTCGCGGACGGAGGCGGTGATGTGGTCGAGGGCGCCCAGGCTCATCGGTGCGCTCGCCGACGCGGTGCTGGCGTGTCCCTCGCGGGGGCCGGTGGCCTGGTATTCGCGGAAGTACTGGTGGAGTTCGCCGAGGCGTGCTGCGGCTTCGTCCGTGGTGTCCCCGTGGGCCATGTGTCCCCTGTCCCCTCGGTGGCCCCCGGGCGCGGGGCGTCCTGGACAGTGGTGCAGGGGCGCGCGCCGGAGACCGGATGTGTCACGCCGGGTGATTCCGGACGCCCCATCATGGCATGTGGCAGGCGTTAGTTGAACGCTCTGCAAGAGATGATCAACAGATCGTGCAGAGAGGGAGCCGGGCGGCCCGTCACCAAACGGCAAGAACCCCCGGCATATGCGGACATCACGTCAGGCGTGGTGCTTCCCTCATGCCCTCTATCAGCACGGCCAGCTCCTGCCGCTGCTCCTCGCTGATGATCCCGCTGGCGGCTGAGCCCTTCAGCGCGTGCTCGACCAGCTGGAGGGTGAGTACGTACACCGCGGCGGTCTCGTCGTCGGTGAGGGTCCGCCCGCTCCGGTTGAACACGCGCTCCATGTCGTCGGCGACGAGCCGCAGCGCGGCGTCCCGAGCCGCCGGCTCAGGCGGGGTGGATGGGTCAGGGGCTAGTGCGGGGGGTTCGTCCACGGTGTTCCGCCCCCGAGGGATGGTCGGTGTGCCGCGTCGGGCACGCAGCGTACGGATGGGGATCACGGCCGCGCCTTCGCCGCTCACTGCGGGCTTGGGCGTGTGGGGGGTGGCCGGCTCTGCTGCGGACATGGAGTCTCCGCTCCTCCGGCAGATAGGGTCCTCGAATCACCCGCGGGTGGTCGGCCCGCAGGTCCTTTCCCTCGGCGCAGCTGCCAGTCCACGTCTCGGGTCTGCCACTCTCGCACCGATTCGTTTGGTCGCGTAGGGCGGCTGGTGGTTTTCACCGCCCTGTGACCGGATTCCTAACGGGTGTGGCGAATTTTGAGGTGCTGATGTGTGTATCAGCATGATAAGCACGTTGATCTTGTTTGCCCGGATATGGGTCAGCCCCTACGGCCCAGACAGATGGAGTGCCGACAACATCGTCTGGGCTGCAGGGGCTGTGAGACCTCAAGATGCGCTCCTGGCGCACCCGTCTGGTGACGGCAGTGTAAGCGCGGTACTCCGCAGCGGTATAGCCCCTTGAGGGAAGTCGCTGCCGCCGCGGGCGGAGAGTCGCTGAGTGGCCACCCGGGACCGAGGAGGGGCACCTCGGCTGTCGGCCCGGGTGCCCCCTGGCAGTCCTCGGCCGGGCGGCCGGCCACCCTGGCGGGTGCGGCTCCTTCACCCCAACAGGCAAGCGCAGCCCAGGGGAAGTCGCGCGGGCCGCGACCACTCGAACGGGTGACCAGAAGACCCCGGCAGCCACGGCAAATACGGCATGACGTCAACTCCCCTGGCGAGCTGCGCCGTTCGGGTGGGCCTCTCCCTGAACACGGCACCAGTGCACGAACCTCCACCAGGCGACTGGTAATTTGCTCGCCATGACCCACCCCAGCGCGGATGCATCACGCGAAAAATTGCTCGTCAATCTGGCGCCAGACCTCCGGCGCGACCTCCGCATCCGGGCCGCCGAGCACGGCCTGAACATGCAGGACGCCGCAGCATCGGCCATCAGCCTCTGGCTCGACACACCCAATGCCCCTGAAGCGGACGTCCAGGGCGCCAAGTCGTGGGGCGTCTTCCTGCCCGTCGGTCTGCCCGGACGGTTCATCGACGCCTGCGAGGAACGGCACATCACCAAGGTCCAGGGCATGGCCCAGGCCATCAAGGTATGGCTGGACGCCTACCCGTCCCCGGACCAACGGCTCACCGAGCAGCCCGTCCAGCGCATCCTGGTCGGCAACCAGAAGGGCGGCGTCGGCAAGACGTTTGTCTCCTCCGGCATCGCCCAGGCGTGCGCAGAGGCCGGCAAGCGCGTCCTCCTGGTCGACTACGACCCCCAGGGCCACCTGTCGTCCCGGCTGCAGATCGAGGGCATCCCCGAGGGCGGCGAGTCCCTGCTGCGGCACATGACGGGCAAGGCCGAGAAGCACATCGCCCGCTCCCTCGTCGCACTCCCTCACGACCGGTTCGGCGGACGCCTCCACGTGCTGCCCGCGGACGAGGACGCCTTCCTCATGGATGCCGACCTGGCCGTGATGCAGATCGGCCGTGACCGCGCCCTCATCAACGCGCTCGCCCCGATCGAGCAGGACTACGACGTCATCGTCCTGGACGGCCCGCCGAACCTGGGTCTCGCCATGGACCTCGCCATCCACTACGTGCAGCGCCGGCCGGGCGAGCTGATCGAGCGATCCGGGATCCTGATCCCGGTGTGGTCGGACAAGTCCAGCTTCAAGGCGTACGGGCTGCTGTCCCGGCAGATCGACACCGTCGAGAAGCGCACGGGCGCGGTCGTCGACCAGCTTGGCTTCGTCGTCAACGCCTACGACTCCCGCAAGGGCACCGTGATGAGGGCCTTCTACGAGGGCTGGCAGGAACTAACCACGCCGGGCACGCTCGCCACGCTGAAGGATGCAGTCGAGGGCCGTGAAGCGTCCGACTATGAGGTGCCGCTGCTGGACTACGCGCCGGACTCCCAGCACGCCGAAGTGATGCGGGCGTTGGCGAAGGAGCTGACGGCGTGAGCAAGTACAAACCGAAGGACGCCCCTGTCGTACCAGTTGTCGGCGGAGCGGTTACCTCGTCCACCGGTGACCGTGAGGAGCAGATGCGGAGGTGGGAGGAGGAACAAGCGCAACGCCGTCAGGCGCAGGCCCAACCACCCACACCCGCAGCCGCGCCCGTTCCCCTCGTTCCGGCACCTGCTGCCGCAGAGCCGGCAGAAGGCGCACAGCTCGGCTCAGAGCCGGCAGCGGCTGCAGGGACCGCGGCTCGTCCTGCCGCACCTGCCCGGGCAACTGCTTCCGGGTATCTGCCCATGCCGGAGTTCACCAAGCCGGAGAGCAGTGACCCGCAGGAGCGCCTGGAGTTCTACTCCCGCGGGATCCTTGCCGTGCAGTATGCGGCCCGCGCCAACCATGAGCGTGCCGAGCAGCAGAAGCTGATCGGGCTGGGTCTGCGACTGCAAGCTCTGAAGGACGAGGAGCTGCATAAGACGGCCGGCTTCGACACCTTCGGTGAACTGACCGATGCCCGCTTCGGGATCAAGAAGCACCAGGCAAACAACATCATCCGAGTTCTCGGTGTCGCCCAGGCCCTCGAGGACATCACGACGCAGGAGCTAAAGGAGCGGCCGCTGCGTGTGCTGGTGCCGATCCTCGACACCCATGGCGTGGACGCGGTGCGGCAGACCTGGCAGGAGGCCGCTCGGCACGGGAACGTCACCGACACGGCGTTGAAGGAGGCGGCAACGTTCCTCGGGTTCGCGCCGCCGAAGGTGCTGGAGTCGGTGCTAGAGGTCAGCAAACCCGCGAAGCCGAAGGAGGTGACGGCTCCGCCGAGCGAGTCACTGAAGGCGGTGGAGCGTATCCGGTCCCTCGCGCAGAACGATTTGGAGCAGGCGCGCAGGGAGGCCGCGGAGCTGGAGAGTGCGGTGCGCGAACTTCTGGAAGAGCTGGAGGGCAACGCCAGCTAGCCGGGTCTGCCCGAACCGGCGTCTCAAAGGTGGTGACCAATGGTCACCACCTTGTCGTCTATCTGACCCTAAGGTGGTGACCAATGGTCACCACCTACTCCTCATCCTCATCGTCCTGGTCGTACGGCTCGCCGCCCTCGTAGGCCGGCTCCACGAACAACTCGCTGCGGAGGACCGTGACCGGCGGCCGCGGGTAGACGATGCGCTGCCCCGGCGGCATGGCGGTGGCGGTTGCGGTCATCAGTAGCTCCCGGCAGAGGTGAGGGCGGGCACGGCGTCGGCCGGCGTGCGGTCAGGTCGGGCAGTGAGCGTGGCGGGGCAGATACGGCCGCGCACCCAGTCGTTCAGCCAGGCGGTCTCCTGCGCGGCTTCGGCCGCGTGCCAGGCGTCGGGGTATGTGCTGGAGGTGGTGGGCTGCATGGCGGCTCCCGTTCGTGCTCGGTGACCGCGTCCACGGTGCACCACATCCGCCGCGGTGTTCCCTCCGCTCACGCGACGTCGAACGCGCGCCGCGGCTGAATAAGCCCTGCGGCTTCCCGGCGCTTGAAGGCGCGGGCCGCGGCGATGGAGGCCTCGATGCTGCCCGGCCGCGGGCCCGCCTTCCGCTCGGCATCGTCCTGCGCCCACTGCCCCTCCACGTGTTCCTCCTCGGCCTGCCGTCCGGCACGGAGCGCGGCTTCCTGCCGGGCCATGGCCTTGAGGGTGTACGGGTCGGTGGGCTGGTGGGGGCGCCGGTGCTCAAGGGCTGCAGCGAGTGCCTGCCGGTAGCCGGCCGAGGCAGTCTGCCGGGTCTTCACCGGCGCCTCCACCGCTGCCGAGGGTGGCTCCTCGGCCAGGCTGCTGCTGTGCGCTGTCCCTGCTCCGGGCGGCAGGATGCGCAGTCTGTGGACCGAGCGGTCGCCGGTCTTCTCGTGGATGCGGCGCAGGATCTGCATCTGGAACAAGCGAAGCTGGGTGGCGTACGCAGCCGACGCCGGCTGGAGGTGGAGGGTGCCGGTGTCGTGCTCGAACCGGACCGCAGCAACTTTGCTGGCGAGTTCGGGGGCGATGGTGGGCCACTGGTCGAGGATGCTGCCGCCGGCCTCGGGGGCGGTCCAGCCGCGGTCGGCCATGAGGCTGGTGATGGCGGTGCCGAGGGCCATGGGGTCGCGGCCGCCGCGGCGGGCTTCTCGCCGACTGCGGGTGGTTTTCTTCGGCGACTGGGTGGGGCGGGTTTTCGCAGCCGCGCGGGCGGCTGCGAGGGCGGTGCGGGCGAGGTCGACACCGGAAGGCTGCGGAGTGGTCATGAGGGGCTCCCGTTGAGGAAGGCGAGGATGTCCGCTTCGGCATCCCAGGTGGCGGTGTCGTCGTTGGCGCCGGACAGGTCGTCCCAGCCGCGGGCACGGCTGGTGGCGACGAGGCGGTCCAGGCCCTGCCGGTTCGCGGCGAGGATGTCGATGCGGGTGCTGTAGCTGCCCTGGAAGGCGCCCTCGGCGCAGTGCTCCTGCTCCCAGCGGGCGGCGGCTTCCTGCGCGGCCTGCGTCTCCTGCCGCTGCTCGGCTTCGGCGTTGAGGCGGGCGCGGAGGAACGCGATCGGGTTCTTCGGCCGCCAGCGCATCCCGGAGCACATGCCGTTGAGGTCGGCAGCGATCTGGTAGGCGTCCAGGCCGCGGTCGGTCCACGGGCGGAGCACGAACTCCAAGGGCCGCAGCGGCACCGACTGGACCCAGGGCACGAGGGCACGCACCAGCCGGGTCGTCTTGCTGGCCTTCTGGACGTCGAGTGCGGTCCGGGGCCGGCCGTTGATGTAGCTGCTCTGGTGGGGGATCCGCGGTTTCGGCGGCCGAGCGTGCGAGGTGTAGTTACTACCCCCCACTACCTTCAGCTTTCCCTCTTCCTCTACCCAGGTAAGGGAAGGGGGCTCAAGGCCCTCCGGAGCGGGGTTTTCCACAGGCGGGTTATCCACAGGGTTGGACTGCCGCGGGACGTGGTTCAAAACCCGGTTTTGGGCCGGGGCTTGGCCGCGCTGGTCGATGATGATCCGGGCCGTGTAGCCGGTGCCGACGATGCGGTGGCCCATGGCGTGGTCGTACACGGGGGGGATGACGGCGGCGTACACGGTGGCGGTGGCGGCGTAGCCCTTGAGCCCCATCGCGCGGCGGATGTTCGTCCGGGTGCCGTGCTGGACCCAGGCGAGCGCGCCGAGTTCGCGGAGGTACCCGATGTGCCGCTTCACGGAGGCCCGGGAGATGCCGAGGCGGGCGACCATCTCGTCCAGGCAGTAGCGAACGTGCCCGGTGTCGTAGTCCATGCGGTCAGCGAGGTCGTCGGCGACGGTGAGCGTGGTGGCGTTCGCACGGGTGTGGAGGCCGGCTGCGATCAGCCACCGGACCGCGCGACGCCACCGACGCGGGCCGCTCCGTCGCGACTTAGTGTGGGACACCTCCTGGCAGGTGCCGCGGACGAGAGCTGCCTGGTCTGCACTGTAATCGATCGGCTGTTCGATTCTGGTGGTGGGGGTGTGCGTGTCGTGTGACGTGTGGGGGCACGGGGTGTCGCCCGTGCGGGGGGAGATAAGCCGCGAATCGCCCGTGGCGGGATCGCCAAGCTGACAAGAAGGGTGCGCGTACGGCACTATGGACCTCGTCTTCGGATAAGTGAGAGGGCATGCGAAAGCCCCTCGGTGACCGGAGTGGTTCGGGCAGAACCAGGAAGTTCGCTCACTCGGGTTGGCGCCCGGTGGGCCTTAGCTCGGCATTGGCGTGCTGAGCCGTGGTACGGGGCCGCAAGGCCCGGAAGGTGTTGGCGCACCAGACCGGGAAAGCGGCCAGGGCGGTCGAGGAATCTCCCGCCCAGCAATCGCTACGTCACTTGATCTCCCTCAGTGGGTGGGGTCTGTTCTCCCTCGCGGGGTGCGGGGAGAAGTGTGGTGGCGACACGGACCATTTGCTGGCCCAGTTTGATCGCCTCGTCGGCCTGGATTTGTACCTCCACCTCGCGACCGACGGCATGCTTGGTTCCGTCAGTGATCTGAACGGTGAAGCACACGTGATGGTGACGGCGTCCGGCCTTCAGCAGGACGTCGATGTCGTCCGTCTTCGGGAGCGGGCCGGTGGAAAAGGTGCGCGGGAACGCGAAACTGGTGACCTTGGCCAGCCAGGTGCGGGCGCTCATCGCTCGCCTCCCGTCCAGCCGTAGCCCTCAGCGAGAAGCCGGAGCGTGAGGCAGGGGAAGGTCTCGGCCTCACGCTCGTACCCGCCTTCCTCGCAGCAGGTTTTGCACTGCGGGAAGTCGACACTGAGCTGAGTACCGTCTTCGATCCGGCTATGCAGATCAAGGATCTTCCGGTCAGCGGCGCAGCGACACAGAACCGACGCGGGGTCGTTCAGCGCGATGTGCTCAGCGTTGTTCCAGGCATTGCGTGACTCGTCCCAGGGCTGGTGGCTCATCGTCGGGACCCATGCCAGCAGCTCGGTGTCGTTGCGTTCACCGGTCAGGACAGTGGCCGTGTGGCCACCAAGGTCCAGATGGGTGTCATGCGTGCGCCACAGCTTCTGGTGTGAGGCTCGACGCGCCGTCTCTTCCCGCTCGTTGATGGCCTGCTCCAGCCAGGCGAGGACATCCTCGCCCTGGGCGGTCACGCGACTGCGGGGGTAGTGGGGACAGGGCCCGGCTGCGTCGGCGGTGTGATCTTCACGCCGGATGCGCGGAAACTTCGGGCTGCCCTGTCTACGGGGTTGAGTCCCCGGGTACTCTTGGCCATCGTCGGCACCTCTACTTCGCAAGGGTCGTGGTGTCGGCCCGGCCCCGCACCCGGTGTTACCAGCACCAGGACTACTGCGGGGCCGTTCCTTATGTCTCGTGGGCCTCGGACCGCATCTGAGTGGTCGTCTGGCGCAGGCACCAGCCTACCGGTTCGGCTCCGCACCTGTCCCCCGTCCTTCCCCACGTGTCTCACGAGCCTCTTGTCACACCGGTCATGACGTGTCATCAGTGCTCTCGCTCTATCTCCGAGTCCGCCGACAGGCCCTTCCGGGTCGGCGCCACCAACGCCCGCGACCGGCGCACCATCCCCGCCATCGCGTGCCACCCCGCCACCTCGAACAAGCCCGCCACCCGGTCCATCTGGTCCCGGAACAACCGAGGCGCCGCCGACATCCGACCCGCGTGGAACCCGACCGCGAGCGCCCGATCCCACACCGCCTGCACCACCGCCGGATCAGCGTCCGGGAACAGGTCGGCGGGCAGCTTCTCCGGACGGCCCACCGTCGCCAACTCGGCCTCCGCCAACAGCCCCGCCAGGAACTGCCCCGACGACACCGCACGGCCCCCCAGCACCGCGTCCGCACACATCACCTCGAACGCGGCCGCCTCCTCAGCGTCCACGACATTCCCCTCGACGGAGCCGGCGGTAGGGATCTCGGTCATGCTGCAACTCCAGACGTGGTGGGGACGAGAGACTCGAACGACAACTGGCCCGGCATCGCGGCGTGGGAGCGGCGCGGCCGCCGCATCTGAACGACCACACCACCCGCAGCCGGGGCCTGGGCCGGGGCGGGGAGCTTCGTCGGCGGCGCCAGCGCCGGCACCGTGCCGTCATCCGGCATCACCCGCACACCGTCCAGCAGCCCCCGCTCCCGCGCGGCCGCCAGCACCCGCATCCGCGACACGGTCTTCGGCAGACCCAGCAGCCGGACCAGCTGGGAGCGCTGCCAGTTCGCCGTCCGCACATCCATCCCGGCAGCCGCCGCTACCGCAAGCGGCTCCCAGCACCGCGCCAACGCCGCGAGCACGGCCTGCTTCTGCTCGGTCTGGAATGCCGAGTCCGGCGCCGCCGTCACTGCGACCCGGGCCTGGATGAGTGCCTTGTGCCGCTCCAGCGACCGCCGGCCACCCCACACGCCCTCCGGCTCCGCCAGCCTGCCGTCCGGCGTCACTGACGACGCGTACCGGTCGCACTGCACCATCACCGGGCAGTTCAGGCAGACCTCGATCGCCCGCTCCTCACGGGCCCGCCGCTCCTTCTGCCCCTCTGGGGCGAACGCGTCCGGACCGTGATGCGCGCCGACGTGCAGGCCGGGATCGCCCACCATCCGCAGCGGGTCATCCGGATCCGGCGCGCACCCGCGGTACCGGAAGTGCGGGTGCTCCACCCACGCGCGGCGCAGCTGCTCACTCGTCTTGCTCTGGGACATCGGGTTCATCGGGGTCCTCCCTCCGAAGGCGGGACAGTCGGGTTGTGGTGGGCGAGAGCATCGCCCAGGCCCCGGCCAGCAGCCGCGGCCACAGCGTCCTGGGCAACAGCCGCACCCAGACGGCTCCGGAACTCCTCCAAATCCCGGGCCAGACAGCCGGCCACGAGATGATGCGTGGCACGCTCCCGGACCAGCACCAGCCGCAGCCGCCGGTTCCGCCGGGACACGTACAGGGCGTAAACAACAACCGCCGCGGTGAAGGCCGCGGCGGCCGGTATCGCGCGAGCCGCCAACGCGGTCTCACCTCCAAGGGCGGGGAAACGGGAAACAGGATGGGGCCCGCCGTGCTGCGGGCCCCAGACCGGTTAGGCAGCGAGTGCGTGCGGGCCGGGGCCGGCGTAGCGGTCGATCTCCTCGCCGGTGATGGCCTCCACCAGCGCGCACACCAGGACCTCGGCGGCGTTCGGGGTGACCGCGTTGCCGTACTGGCGGACCTTCTCCCGCTTGTTGCCGAGGACGATGTAGTCGTCGGCGAACGACATGGCCCGCCCGATCTCGTGCGGCTCCAGCATCCGGAAGAGGACGTCGTCGATGTCGATGTCGCCTCTGACGAGGGCGTATCGGTCGCGGGTGGTGAGCGCACCGATCGGATCGCTTACTGAGCGCGGGGCGCCGTTGCCGTAGTAGGGGACGAGCATGTGCTCCCACGTCAGCAGCGACTGGTGCCCGGCCGTCGTCATCGTGCGGAACGGCTCGCTGGCCGGGGTGCACATTTGCCCCGGGTTGCCCCGGGCCGTGTTGTTCCGCATCACCATCGCCGCCGGAGCGACGAGCCCGTGATGGTTCCCCGACGCGGTCACCGTAGCGAGGGACTCCGCGACCGAACGGGCCACCGACCCGCCGCCCCGCAGCTCAGCGATGAACGGCAACCAGGCCAGGCCGGTCTCGTTGCGGGTCGTCATCGTGCGCAGCGGCCCGTTCGCCGACGCCGCGTCCTTCCCGTCACGTCCCTCGACTGGGACCATGAGCGGCGGCACCATCAGGGCGTCGTTCTCCCGGGTGGTGCGTGCGGGCATCGGCTCGCCCACGCTGACCGCTGCGTCCCGCCACGTTCCGCCGGCCGGGACCATCATCGGGACGGGCCGCGCGAACTTCTTCAGCCCGGCCTCGATGCGCTTGATGGTCTTCTCTGCGAGCGGCTTGGCACGGTCACCGATGCGCTGCCCCGGGATGGACCAGTCGATCGCCGCCGCGGCCGGCAGGGCCTCCGGCTCGACGACCTGGTTGCGGCAAGCCGTGTTCGGGCACCGGTAGACGTACTGCTGCCGGTAGCGGCCCATGTCGCGCTTCGGGTCCTTGAACACCTGCATCGCCTGCACGTACTGGTCGCAGCCGGAGCACCAGGCGCGCGGCCTCAGCCACTTGTCCCAGTCGGGGGTGCGGCCCAGCGACTCGTGCCAGTAGCCGACGTACAGCCGGTCACGGGACTGCGGGGCCTGGTGCACCGCCCGCGGGTTCGCGTGCATCGAGTTCAGCGCGATGATCCGGGTCCGGTAGCCGAGCTTGTGGATCTCACCGATCCAGCGGTCCCACTGGTCCCACGCGCGGACATCGACGACGTTCTCGACGACCCCCGCCTTGACGAGACCACCGCGCTCTATGACACCGCGCAGGTACAGCGGCACCTCCTCCATCAGCGCGCGGGACTCCTCCTCAGCGGTCGGCTCATCGTCCTCGTCGTCCAGGCCGGCGAGGAGGTCGAGGAGGCTGCCCTGCATCGCGTTCTGGAAGTCGCGCTTCTTGCCCTTGGCCACGGACCAGTTGGTGCACTCCGGAGACGCCCAGAAGATGTCCGTGACGGGCCAGTCCCAGACCGGCGCCTTACGGATGTCGCCCTGGTAGTGGCTGGTCGTGGGGAAGTTCTCGGCGTGTGACTCGATCGCCAGCTTCCAGTGGTTCGCCGCCCTCTCGACGCGAACGCCGGGAACAGCGTGGACACCCTGGGAAGACCCTCCCGCGCCGCAGAACCAGTCCATGACCGTCAGCGCGTTGTCGTCGTTGCGGTACATCAGGCGGCACTCCTCTCTGTGGGGTCGTTCTGGGTGGCCTGGATCTCGGCGACGCGCCCGTCCAGGATCTTCCGCAGCGTCGTCACCGCGCCGCGCTTGTCCGTGAACTCCTCGTCCAGGACACCGTGCTGGGCACCGTCCTCCCCGATCTGGTTGAAGATCAGGATGTTGTTGCTGTTCCAGCAGTCGGACGTCTGCCGCAGCAGCTTGGCCAGGTGCTCACTCGGCTGCCCGGTCACCGGGCGGGCCGTCTCCGCAGGACGCTCGGTCGGACCCGCCACCGGAACCGCCACCGGAACCGACTCCTCGTCCACCTCGGCACGAGCACTCGGTTCCGGCTTCACCGGCGGGTCCTCCGGCTCCGGCTGAGGCGCAGCCTGCTGCTTCCACTCCGCCGGCGGATGCGCCGCCGAGAACTGCACCACCGCATCCCGCGAGCCGTCGTTGTACAGCGACAACCCGAACTGGTCACCCAGGTTCACCGCACACCGCTTCAACGCCTGCGAGAACGCCGTCTTCATCGCGAGATCGTGGGCGTCACCCAGGGACGGCTGGTTGACCGCATCCCCTGCCGCACCATCATCGAAGTGCGCGATCGGACGGCCCGCCGTGTCCTTGATGATGAGACGGACCTGAGCGCGGTAGACGATGGTCCACGCCGTGTACGGATCGCCGTACTCCTGGCCCTGCTTGTTCTTCTTCCGGCGGACCTCGCTGTGCTCGTAGGTCTGCTCCAGCGACAGGGTCTCGATGTCGAAGCCACCGAACCCGAAGATCCGGATCAGCTGGCGGCGTACATCCCATGCTTCCAGGTGGGACATGCCGCGGAGGTTCTGGACGCGGTTGCCGTTGATGCCGCCGTGCAGCATCCGCAGCTGGTACGGCGAGAGGCGTGCATCCTGGTTTTGGGTGTGCGAGGTCGGGCCCTCCGCCGTCACGCTGGCGGGGGCCTCAATGGCAGACGCCATGAGGTCTCTCCTATGGGGTTATGCAGTCGGTAGGGGCGGGGCCGGCGCCAGCATCAGAGGTCAGGCCGGCCGCGCCACCCCAAGGGCTACTCGGCCCGGTGAGCGGTGAACTTCTCCACGAACCACGCCTTCAGCACGTGCGAAGTCAGCGGCGCCCAGTCCAGGACACCGTCCTCCTTCAGCTTCGCCCCGTACTCGTCGGCATTCCGGCGCAGCTCGGCGTTCACCCGGATGTTCAACATCGCCTGCGGGCCGCCGCGGAACACGTCCTCTTCCTTCGGGTCGAACGGCACGTACTTGCCGTCCAGGAACGCGTTCAACGCCGCCACGGCCTGCGTCGTCAGTGACTTACCCGCAGCCTGCGCACCCGCCTTGATCTCCTCCCGCAGGGCCAGCGGCATCCGGATCGCCAGGTTCGGGTTCTCCTGCTCCGCGCCCTTCCAGCGCAGCCGGTTCACGAAGTTCGCGCCCTCGTCCGTCATGACGAAGTCGACCACGTCGGCGAGTTCCTTCGGCGCTCCGGTCTCCCGCAGGTGCGCGGACGCCTTCTTGAGCAGGTCGACACGGTTCTGGTCCTGGCGGCTGAGCGGCACGGGACGGGGTCCTCTCGGCGGGCGCCGCCCGGACCAGGGATGGCCGGGCGGACGCGTGGGGGCGTTTACCACGCCATCGTCCTCCAATCTGTATTGCAACGCCATGCCCGACGAGAACCGGGCGGCCAGGGCGGGGTGCCCTTGGCTGATGCCAACCCTACGCCCATCTGTATTGCATTGCAATGCTGTATCGGCTACCTTGGTCACACCGCACCACAAGGGGGAACCCACGATGAAGCTGACGCACCAGCAGCCGACCACCACGACCATCGCCGACCTCTACCGGGCCATCGACCGCCAGCATGTCGTGACCCTCACCTACATCGACGACAAGGGCGAAGAGACCGTCCGCACCGTCGAAGGCCACGAACTGCGCACCACCGCCGACGGCGACGTCATCCTCATCGCCATGTGCCGGATCCGCGGCGACGAGCGCAACTTCCGGATCAGCAAGGTGACCGCCTACACGATCCACCGCATGGCATACGTCCTGGAGCGGCCGGCCCCCACCACCTACGAGCGGCCCGAGCCGCAGCCCGCCGATGACGTCCAGGCCCTCTTCTTCTACGAGCTGGCCCGCGACAAGGACGACGCCGACTACCAGCCCCGCCGTAAGCTCACCCAGTCCCAGACCGACCTCGCCGCCTAGGAGAAGCCATGGAACCCACGCCCGGCCACCCGCACGGCCGCCACTTCGTCCACTGCTACGTCTACGAGGGCAGCTTCTGCTCGTGCGGCGGCAACTACCAGGGGCCAGACGCCGGGCCGCGGCTCGACCTGCCGCCCCGGCCGTTCAACCTGGTCGCCCCGCAGAAGGCAAGCGATCCCCGCTGACTCCGGAGATGACGAAGGCCACTGCCCATAGTGGGTAGTGGCCTTGGATGTACTGATCGCGCTCGCGCAGCGTAGCAAATCTTCGCGGCAACGATCAAGACCCGCTCGCGACACATGACGAAGGCCGCCAGTCCGAGTGGGACTTGGCGGCCATGGAGACACTGAGCGCGTGAGCGCATGCTAACTCTGGTACTCCGCAGCCCGCTAGCCCCTTTCACGGATCACACTGGAGCCATGGCCTTTCAGGAGCAGGAAGCCCTCACCGGGCAGCCGTCCGGACTGCGCCGGCGTGTGTGGTGCCGCGGGCCGGGCTGCGGCAGGGAGCTTCACGACGAGGAATCGCGCAGGCGCGGGTACGGGCCGGAATGCGATCCCGACTACCGGACCCGTCTGGAACGGCGGGACGTCGACCAGGACCCGATACCGGGGCTGTGAGCGTCAGCTGTCCGTGTCATCCTCGTCGTTCTGGTTGCCGGTGTAGCGGTCGAAGGCCTTTCCCGCGGCCAGCATGGCAGCGCCGGCGAACGGTGCGAAGTCGGCAGCCTTGCCGAGAACGGCGTCGACAGCGTCGGAGGTGAACGACGCCTGCATGAGCGCGACGAGAACGATGAGCCCGCAGAAGTACACGAACAGGGTCCGCTGCATCTTCGGCGGCAGCAGGCCGGCGTTGGAGGAGAGGAACGTACGGGCCGTGTCCTCGAACTCGTCCACCAGCTCGTCGGGTACCTGCTCGTCGTCCTGGACGGCTGCGGACCCGTACGTCTCGTCCACGACGGTGAAGGCGGCCAGCTGCTGAGCCGGCGGCATGCCGCGCCAGGCGTCCATGTCCCGCAGGACCTGGACGACGTCCTCGGTCGTGAGGGTTCTCCGGGTGGGCGCGGCGGATTGCAGCAGCCGCATGGCGGCGGCGTTTCCCCACTGGTGCATCACGGTGTCGCGCAGCAGGCGCCTGGATGTGTCCTGGGCGCGTACTGCTTCGGCCAGGAACCTGTTCCAGCTCTGGCGCTGCCGTTCGCCCTGGCCGGCCAGGGCGGCTATTTGGCTGATCGCGGCCGGCCCTGGGGCAGTTATGGCCTCGCGGAGCTGGCGCAGGGTGGGACCGTCGCCGAGGGCGAGGGAGGCTTCCAGGAGCGATCGCGGGCGCTCGGGCTGTGCTGGGTTCGACATGCGGCTCACCCTGCCACACGCGGTTCCGCGCCACGCCGGAACGGGAGCGGAGGGAACACCGCGGCGGATCGCCCGTAGCGTGATCCCACCGGCGAAGCCCCGCGGCACCACACCCCTCACCCCATGATCGGCAAGGTCACAAAACTTCCGGCCCCACCACCCACTAAGAGAAGCCCGCGCGACCCCACCCCGCGCCCTCGCGCCGTACCGCAACCACCCGCTACCAGGGCCGAGGCAGCCCGGAAGTTTTGTAACTAGTCAGTAGGGCGGGCAGACTACCGGCATGGACGCCGAGGAACTCCTGCACACCTGGCTCGCCGGCTCAGCCCTGCGCCCCTCCACCCGAGCCGAGTACCTACGCGAACTCGCCGGCCCCAAAGGCTTCCTCACCTGGTGCCGCCAGCAGCACCCGCCCATCGACGCCCTCACCGCCCGGCCCGTCGACATTGCCGCCTGGTCCGCCGCCACCTTCCTCCACCCCTACCTCGCAGGCCTCGCCTTCACCCCCGCAAGCCTCGCCACCCTCGCAGACCAGCACCCCGAAGTCGCCCGCAGCCACGACCGGCGCATCACCGCCCTCACCATGTACTACGAAGCCGCCAAAGACCGCGGCGCCATCACCCTCCCCCCGAACCTCACCGCCCTGCGCTCCGGCGTCACCCGCCCCGCCGGCGCCAAAAACCGCCTCGACCGCATGGAACGCGCCGTCCTCTTCACCGTCATCGGCTCCTGGGGACCCACCCACTCCCGGCACTACCAACGCGACCGCCTCGCCGTCTGGCTCCTCCTCGAAGGCCTCCGCCCCGCCCAGGTCGTCCGCGTCGACAAACGCCACCTCTACCCCCAGCCCGACGGCACCTGGGAAATCCGCGCCCCCGACGACCACGAGAACGTCGGCAAGCAGTTCACCCTCGAACCGCTCACCGGGGCCGCGCTGAAGGACTACCTGAAAGTCCGGCCCGAACCCGCCGACCCCACCGAGCACCGGCTCCTGCTGAACAAGGACCGCCAGCCGCTCCAGTCCCGCTGGGTCAACAAGCTCGTCGGGCAGATGTGCGCCACCCATCCCCTCCTCGCCGACCGGCAACCGCCCGTCACCGCCGACACCATCGCCCACACCGGCTACTGGGACACCCCAGAACCCAGACGGGCAGACTGAGCGCCGGGTTATGTCACCGTTCTGTAACAGCGCGCGGCCCGCCAGTAGGCCACCAATGTCACTGCGGGACATCGCAGTACGCCGTCTGGGGCCCGGTAGTGCTAGGCCATCTCGTGGTTGCTTCGCTAACAGGCCGTCAGGCACCGTCGTCCGCAGAGCAATTCGCTCCCCTCATGCAACGGAAGCCCCCGGCCGACGCCCTGCCAGGCACCTGTCGGACGGAGACTCCCGCATGCGGGCCCACTCAGCGACGACAGAGGAGACACCCGCCATGAACGGTAGCAACACCGACGCCGAGAACCGGCCCGAGCAGAGCCCATGGGCCAGGCTGTTCCGCCAGCTGCTGGAGTGGCGCGTCCAGCAGCACCTCGTGCGGGGTATGGCGTACGGCCTCGGCAGCAGCATGATCAGCTTTGCCGTGTTCCTGGTGACGAGCCGGTAAGGGCACGGCCGGGGCAAGCCGAGAGGTCTGCCCCGGCACTCGCCGGGAAGTGACACAGCGCACGCGTGCACTGCCGATTGCACGCGTGCTATCTTCGGCTCATGGAACCGACTGCAGAGACCAAAGAGACTCCTGCGCAACGCTTCGGTGAGCTTGTCGCCGACCTCGCCAGCAGAATCGGCCTTGACCTCTCCCCTGGCACCGGCAACCGCATCTTGTTTGCCGAGCGCACCGGCATGAGTCACTCGGCAGTCACTCGCATGCTGAACGGGCGAACCCTCCCGCATCCCGCCCAGTTTGAGAGCATCGCCCGCGAGGTGCGATGCGACGTACGGGATCTCTTCGTGGCAGCTGGCACGATCTCGGAGGACGCCTGGCCAAAACAGGATGAGCCTCAAGCGCTGACGCCATATGGAGCGGTACAGGCACTGGGCATTACGGACCCGCTCATCCGACACATGCTGATGAGCGGTATAGAACTCGCCCTCCGTATGCAGAACGAAGCCGCTACGCTGCCGACGTGACCTCCCGCACGCCGCACACCGGTGAACGGTCCTGCGCCATCTGCCGCAAGCTGCTTGGCAACAAGCCCACCGCGCAAGCCCGTTCCGGAAAGACCTGCCACGCCGCATGCCTCAACCAGGCCATCAAGGCAGGTTCCGGAGCACCCCCTCAGCGAGCACCGCAGAAGCAGACCCAGCGCCGTCAGACGGGCACGAAGAAGACGCCCAAGGCCAAGGCCGCCTCAGCAGGGGCAAACACCGCTGGCGTGCGCAAGCTCGCCCCCGACAAGCCGACCCGCAGGCGCCAGGGGCGCAGCAGCGAGCCGCTTCCCGAGATGCTGCAGGTCGTCCGGATCGATGCGCCGCCTTCCTTCTCCCTCCGCACGTTCCCTACGTCACCGTTCCGCCAAGGCGGCAGCGGCCTCGCCGTCTGCGCGGTGTGCGAGAAGCCCCGCGGGCGAAGGGCCGAGGTCGCGCCAGCGCCCGGCGGAGGATGGGCACACCTGGCCTGCGTCCCTGGGCATTCATGGGTTGATGACGTCATCGACTCGGGCGCGACCCGGTCCCACAAGCAGTCCACGTGGAGACTCGGCGGCTCCCCATCCAGCGCAGGCGAGATCAAGCGGTAGGCAAGTAACCCGCCAGTACTCGCATCCAGCACCCGCAGCACAGGGCAAGATCAGCCCATGACCTGCGAAGACACCCCCACCCGCCTCACCTGGCAGGTGGAACTCCACGAGCCGTTCAGCGGCGTGTGGATCTGCCAGAGATACGGGCGCGCCACCACCACCGCGGCGCTCGCCGACATCGCCCGCGCCGTACTCGCCGGCCACCTTGCCGCGGCGCCACCCCGGCCCGGGGACACGTTACGGGCCGTCGCCTACACCGACACCGGAACCCGGGTCACCGTCACAGCCGACGAACTCGCCATCGGCAGCTGGGAGGCGAGCCCCGCGGTACGCGAGGCCCTCCCCGTCTACCTCCGTGACGCGCTCCCCGCGCCCGGCTAGCCTCGCGGCCGCCGGTGACGGCCGGCGCCCGGGCGCAGCAGCACCCAGCGGACCACCTGGACCAGGTCGCCTCCGAACACACGGATGAGGTCGTACCAGTGCAGGAAGCCCTCGGCCTGGTGGATCAGTTCGTGAATCGGCATCGCGCGCCTCCAGCGCGTAGGGGAACTGTTCACCCCTTCGCAGTGCTGGACCGTCGGCCGACAGGAGACACGGCGTGGACTCCCGGCTCGGCATGGGCGCCGCTCCTACGAGAACTCCAGGTCAGACGCGGGCGCACGAAAGCCCGGTCGGCTCCGCGGCGTGTAGGAAGGAGCCGACCGGGCCAGGTCAGTTACCAACAAATGCTGGAGACTGCCGACATCAGTGCTGGGCGTTCTCGGAGCCGTCTTCTGTCGGAAGGTCCTCCCACCAGCGGGAACCGAGGACTTCGACCAGCCGGTCAGCCGTCTTGGTGAGTCCATCGCGGCGCAGCATGGCGTCTGTGCGTTGCGGGTCGCGCAGGTAGCCGGCGAAAAGGTTGTCGGCGACGACGGTGAACTGAGCCTCGAATACCTCAGTCGGGTGTCGTTCATCGGCAGTGGCGTCAATCGCCACAAGGCGTGGGTCGATGTACATACTTGGGTCTCCCTGTATCTCAGAGGCCGAGTCCGATCAGGGCGTTGTCCTTCTCGTCCCACTGGTCGACGATCTGCATGTAGCCGTCCAGGACCTTCGAGCCTTTCTTGTGGCCGGTGATCGCGGCGATGGCCTTGCGGTCCTTCCCGGCGCGGCGTGCTTCGGTGGCGAGGCCGGAGCGGACGGAGTGGCCGGTGAAGAGGTCCTCGCATCCGGCACGGAGCCCGGCAGCGGTGATGATGTCGCCGGCGCGCTGAGGGCTGAGGCCCTGGGGCTGCACCTTCCCGGTGTGGTGGATGCGGCGGAACGCGTGCCGGTCCGGGTCGGTGATGCGGGCGGCGTCGACCCAGGCATGCCAGGCGCGGACGGGGCAGGTCTCGGGGTTCTGGCCGTAGGGGACGGGGACGGTGCGGGGGGCGGTCTTGGAGACGGCGACGTGGACCAGGAGGCCGTTGTCGTCGGGCCGGATGTTCCGCAGGCGGAGGCCGGCGAGTTCGGCGCGGCGGGCGGCGATGGAGAAGCCGAGGAGGAGCATGGCGCGGTCGCGGAGGCCGAAGATGTCGGTGTCGCACTTGGCGACGATCTCTCGGAGGGTGACGAGGCGGAGGGCGGGCGCCTTCCCGCGGCCGCGCGCGGGTTCCTCGGCGGCCGCGGCCTGCTTGGCGTAGTCCTTCAGCAACTCCCTTGCCGCCTTCGTGGCCTCGGGGTCGACAATGACCTTGTACTCCTTGCGGAGCTTGACGGTGACCCCGGCGAGTTTGCGGTCGATGGTGGAGTAGGCACGCTGTTCCCGGTTCCACAGGTAGTCGACGAACGCACGGAGGGTGCCGCGGGTGGCGGCAGTGGTGGGGATCTGGAGCTGGGTGCAGAAGGCTTCCCAGGTTTTCCAGTCGGCGTTGTAGGCGCGGGTGGTGTTGCCGGGGCGTTGGTCGTCGGCGTGGGTGTCGGAGGCGGCGTCGAGGGCGGCGAGCCGGGCGCGGAGCTGGTCGTCGAACTGATGGGGCAGGAGCGCGGGTTCACTGAGTCTGGCAGGCAGGTTGTCGGCCACGCGGCCCTCCTCCGGTCAGGTGTTGTTGGCGCAGTGTCGGAGGACAGCCGCGATGTCGGTGAGCGCGTCCACGTCCGAATCGACAGGTTCGACGGCGGTTTCGTTCCAGGTATCAAGGAGAGCCCCGACCGGGCCGGTGAGGCTGGCAAGGGCGTAGCTGAGGTCGAGGAGAACTTCGCGGAGGGCGCTGGTGTCAGCCAGGCCATCGATCTCCGCGAGGCGCGCAGCGGTGGAGCGGAGGGTTTCGGCTTCAGCGGCGCCCGCAGCGGAGAGGGCTGCGTGGGAATGTGTCGAGGCTTCAGGCATGCTTCACTGTACCGCTTTTGGTGCGCGATATGTGAGCTTATCGCCAGTCACGGCGCGCACTGCCTCCAACGGGGCGCAGGACAGGCCGGATCGGCTGTACGGCCGCCTGACGGCCTGAGACGCGTCCGGACGTCGCGCCACACCGACCGCTCTGGGTTCGGGTGTCCTAGGGGCCTTTCTGAGGGTCGGCTTTCGCGCGAAACCCTTGGATCTCCAAGGGTTGTCTTGATGGGGCAAGGGTGGCTAAGCTGACTGCATGACAGACACCGCTCAGCCCACCGGGTTCTGCTATTGCGGGTGTGGCCGGGAGATCGGTTACGGCCGGTACTTCGCCGCCGGCCACGACAAGACCGCCGAAGCCGCGTTCCTCGCCATCCACCACGGCGGCACCGTCGCCCAGATGCTCCACGCCCACGGCTACGGGCCCGACGCCGAGAACTCGGTCACCAAGGCAGCCGTCGACAAGGGACTCTGGCAGGAGTGCCCGCTCGGCTGCGGCTACCGGGGCGCCCGCGAAAGCATCAACAACCACGTCAACCGGTACCACCGCGAGAAGTGAGGACACCAGCCCATGAACTTCCTGATGCATCAGGTCATCGCCAACGGCAACCGTCTGCCGGACGGCCCGCACTTCGTGCACTGCTACCTCTACGAGGGGCAGCACTGCTCCTGCGGCGGCAACTACCAGGGGCCGAACCCGGGCCCTTCGCTGGATGTAGCCGCCGTCGTGAACGTCGCCGACCGCGCCACCGAGGAGCGAGGACACCGGCCATGACTGCTACGAAGCCGACCAAGGCACAGCGGGACGCCCTCGTCCTCATCGCCGACGGCAGCGCCTACCGTAGCGCCCGCGCCTTCGCCGACACCAACGTCTACGCGAACGGGGGACGCATCACCGCCGCCACCGCCACCGCGATCGTCCGCCACGGCTGGGCAAAGTGGGGGCCGGAGGTCAGCTTGAAGAAGCCGCTGCTGCTGACCGAGGCCGGCCGCGCCCACCTGCCTGCCGACCACTCCACCGAGAAGTGAGGACACTGAGCATGCTAACCAAGAGCCACAGGGAGCAGGTAGCGCAGGAGTTGATTGACGGCGCCGACGCGGTTCTTCAGCTCGACGTACAGACGATCGCCCCCGACCTTGGGCAGGCCCTCGCAAAGCTCCTGCGTTCCTCGGCTGTGTACGCCAAGTTGGTCGGAGACGAGCCCACCACGGTCAAGGACGCACTGGCGATTGCCCGCGCCGTCACGGCCGCCGGCCACGCCACCGAGAAGTGAGGACACCGACCATGAGTAGTGCCGCCATCTACGCCGACGCCGAAGTCTTCGAGCGTAAGGCCCGCGAACTCCTCGACACCATGGACCTGGCCTCGCCGTTGGAGCGCCAGCTCGAGATCGAGGACCGGGTTGAGGAACTACGGGAGGACGCCCGCAGCATCCGCACCCGCGTCGCGAACAGCATCGAGCACATCCGAAACTACTACGGCCTGAACCTCCGTGTCGGCCTGGAGGTGAAGCACGATGGCCGGGAGGGCCGGATCGTCGGGTTCGCTGGCCAGTACGTGGCAGTGCACCGGGACGGCGACGAGATGTACGTCATCTGCCACGCAACGGCGGGGATGGAATACCCCGAGGGCGTGCAGGTCGGTCCGGGCCCCGACGAGCGATTCGCCCATCTCGTTCAGGCACCGGCTACCGAGAACTGAGGAGAACTACTGTGGGACACCAGATCATCAAGCAGCCAGACGGCCGTCTAGCTGTCTTCTCCAGCGTCGTCGACGCCTTCGTCATCGTAGATGCGACGCCCGATGAGCTGGTCGAGTGGTACGCCGAGGAAGCTGCTCAGGACGCGCGCGATCGGACGCAGCGGCTCCTGGACAAGCTCCACTCCGGAGGTGCTGAACTCGTATACGGCCGTCGAGCATTGACGTGGGAAGAAGCCTCGCAGATGAACGAGGAGCATGGTAGCGATCTCGCCTGATCCAGTGCTTGTGACGGTGCCCCGGCTGAGGAAAGCAGCCGGGGCACCGTCATGCACAGTAGCTGAGGACTCGCGTTCACTATCTGGGCCGCGTTGTTCTTGAAAGTGACGACCGTCACACAACCGGTTTCGGAGTGGATGATTCCTCCGGGTTGATCCCGCGTTTCACGGGACTAGTGGGGACCAGCCGGGACCGGACGGTACAACCCACTACGACCAGTTGAGACGGGCCGTCAGATGGCACCCACAAGTCGACAGTTCTGCTTGCATGCCTCACTAGACTGCTGGAAGCAGAAGGAGCCCAACCCCGACGCGAAGTTTCCTAGGCCCAGCGTCAGGAGGGCTCCCTGCGTGATGACCCAAATCCGATCAGGCACTGAAAGGAAGTGAAGGGAACATCGTGAGCCAGCCTAGCAATGTCCGGCGGACATGGCACCAACTGTCTCGTGTCCCTCGTCGTATGCGTGAGTGGGCTGCAGGAAAGGCTGCACGCTACGGTCGCGACGCAAAGCGCCAGTTCATCCGGGGTGCCTCATACAGCCTCGGGAGCGGCGCCGTCAGCATCCTGCTCCTCATGTGGGAGCGCCGCCACTAGCAGTCACACAAGGAGGGCCCCTACCACTGGTGGGGGCCTTCCCTCTGTTGCAGGCAGCACGATGTGGTGGTCCGCGCGCTACAACCGAGGTGCGAGGCCCAGCGGAGCGAGTGAGCTGGGCGACGGGGCAGGATCCGACGAGCTTGGTGGCGCCGGCGACGTGGTGGGGGACGCGGTGGATGTCTGTGTGCACCGGTACCGCGGGTCGCTCGGGTCGAAGTCGCTGACCGGCACGCACTCGTAGGTATTCCCGTACTCGTCGCTGTACGTCCACGACGACGGAGGCGCCCCGTTCGCCCCGTCGCGGCCGGGCGCTCCGGAGGCTCCGGGCTGTCCCTCCGGTCCGGTCGGCCCGGGGAGGGTGGAGTCGGCTCCGGGTGCCCCTGCCGGACCCGTCGGGCCTGAGGGCCCGGGGCTTGGGGTGATGGTGGGCGCGGGCTTGCCCGGCTTCCCGGACTCCCCCGGCCGGCCGGAAGGTCCCGCAGGGCCGGGCGGGCCGACCAATCCGGTAGCCCCGGGGGTGCCCCGCGATCCTGGTGGGCCGGCCACCGGGGTACCGCCGAGCTGCTGCACCTGAGCCGCCAGTAGATCCCGGGCGTGGTTGGCCCGCTCCAGTTGCTGAGACAGCGTGAAGAAGGCGGTGACGACCGCCGCCAGGGCGCCGCCCGCGATGACGATCGCCGCAGCAGCGATCCAGTTCCCTCGCCGGTGACGCTTGCGTGCCTCCACCCGGCTGCCAGACCTCGGGTGAGTCATTTTCCTCCTGCCATGAACAAAACGATCGGCAGCACGAGTCCCAGCAGCGGGATGACTACCGATGCGACGACCCACCGTCTGGTCTGGGTGACTCGGTCGTTGTCTTTCTGCCGCTGGTCCTGGAGGGCCGCGATGTCCTGGGTTTGCTTGGCGGCCAACTGCTCTACGTCTTTGGTGAGGTCGGCGATGTCCTTGGTCATCGCTGCCTTCTCCACGGTGTAGACGTCCATGCTGACGAGCCGGTCGAGACGGGCGTTGATCTGTGCCATGTCGTCTCGGACATCGCCCCGGAGCGCCTGGATGAGTCGCCCCAGCTCGCCCAGAGACGGCTCATCGATCACGGTGTGCTCCGGTGTGGGGGGTAAGTGGGCGGACAAGGGTCAGGCGGTGCGGCGGCGCACGGCTTCTGCCGGGATCGGGGCGGTGACCTGGGTGCGGTCCCACATGCCGACCACCACGGTGACGGCGGCCATGACGACTGCCTGCCGGTCGGCGGACCAGTCCAGGCCGAACCCGATGGCGAGGGCGAGGCCGGCCTGCGCGAGGCCGATGACGGCGGCGCCGACACCGTCGTGGGCGACGGCGGCGATCAGGACGCCCATCGCGGCCGCGGCGACGGCGTTGATGGTGGCCTGCTGGTCGGCGGTGACGTCCAGGCCGAACGCGGCGGCAAGCTTCACGGCGACCGCGATGAGGGCCAGCCAGGCGGCCGGTTCACGACCGAACAGTTTGGTGGGTGACACGGTGGTCTCCTAGAGCGGGTGGGTGGTGTCGGAGGGGTCAGACGTTGGGGACGTGAAGCTTGTCCCAGGTGGTCTTGCCGGGCGGCCAGGTGGCGGCGGCACCGGTGAAGCCGCACTTGCGCTGCCACGCCTCGTAGCTCGCCTTGTCGCCGGAGCCGATGACGTCCTTGTTCTTCGAGGACTGGTAGTGGTTGCAGCCCACAGCGACAAGCCGGTCGTGCATCGCGGCGACGATCGGGCTCTTGCGGCCCATCGTGAACCAGCCGGCACCGGGGAACGGCTCGTACTTCGAGGCTGGCTTCGGTGCGGGCGCCGACGCGCTGCCGGCCCAGGCGCGGAAGTCGGCCGCGAACATGTAGGCGATGGACTGGTCGATGCGGGTGGGACCCGCGGGATCCGAGGTGAACTGCCAGATGAGCGGCGTCCAGCCGCTGGGCTTGGGCTTCGAGTGTCCTTCCGCCTCCGTGAAGGTGTCCACGGACGATCCCGGGTAGGCCGGGTACCAGAGCGGCGTTCCAGACGGCACGTGGCCCTTGGCGAGGTCGTCGGCGCTCGTGTAGACGCCGACGCGCTGCCCGGGGAACGCCGTGCGCACAGCGGCGAGCCACGTGGTGACCCAGTCGCGGATCTGCGCGTCGCTCTTACCGCGGTAGTTCCGGCCGTCGCTGTAGCGCTCCAGGTCGAGCCAGTGACAGAAGCCCTTGCCCGCGACCCCCTTGACCGCGGCAATGTAGTTCGCGGCCTCCTTGCGCGGGTCTTGGTTCGGCCACGCGAAGTGGTAGCCGCCCGGGACGAGGTCGGCGGCCTTGATGCCCTTGATGTGGGTGGCGAACTTCGGGTCGTGAGTGCTCTGCCCCTCGGACGCCTTGGCGAAGGCGAAGACGACGCCCTGCTTCTTCCACGCTGTCCAGTCCTGGGTGCCCTGGTAGGCGCTTACGTCGATTCCGCGGCAGGTGGCCATGGTCATGCCTCCGGGGTGACGCGCGGGACGCGCAGCTTGTTCCAGGCGGCCTCGTCGGGGATGCCGGAAGTGTCTCCGCCGCCCTTGGGGCGCAGCGACTCCTGGAACGTCTTGAACGCCCGGCGGTGGGAGTTCGTCCAGTCCGCGCCCAGGCGGTAGTCGCTGAAGCCTTCCTGGTTCAGGCGCTGTGCCATGACGGCGATGACGTCGCTGGTGCGGCCTCCGTGGAAGTAGGCGGCGCCCGGGTAGGGCTCGTAGTCGCCGCCGCTTGTGTGGGTGGCGTGTGGTTCGGTGGCGGGCTCCGAGGACGGGCTGTTCTCCGGGGCGGTGGCCGGCTCGGGCGCGGCGGCGTCCGGCTGGTCGGGGGACTTCTTCGGGGTGTTCATGCTGATCTCCTTGAGGGCGGGGCGGGGGCTACTTGTGGTAGGCGTCCAGGCGGGGCTGGATCAGGTCGATGTCGTCGCGTAGCTGCTGGTAGAGGGCGAGCGACATGCGGAATTCGCCTTCGTCGCCCCAGGAGCGCGTCCAGTGGTTGCGCAGGCGCAGGATGGTGCGCTTGTAGTCGAGGGAGCCGCTGGAGTCGAAGACGACGTCCTCGAGGGCGGTCACGCATACTTCGTGGCCGCCCGCGACGGGGGACTTCTCCCAGCCCTTGATGTCGTCCAGGAGGGCGGAGGGGGTGGTCGGCTCGAACCAGGCCTGGTACCAGACGGTTCCCATCAGGAACGGGCCGGTCTGCAGGTCCCGGCACAGTTCCAGGGCGTTGGTGGCGTGTCCGTACTGGTCGATCAGGCCGCGGGAGCGCAGTGCCTTGGCGATACCGAGGCCGGAGGAGCCGCAGTCGTCGGAGGGGTAGGCGGCGTCGTGCCACTGGTCGCGGTGGGTGGCGTCGGAGTAGAGGCCGATAGCCCACCTTTCGGCGGCCACCGGGTCGGTGACGTCGAGGCCGGCCGTCTTGAGGGTGTCCGCGTCGTGGAGGACGGAGATCAGTTCGGTGCCGGCGTTGCCGGTGCACGAGCCGAGGGCGTCCACGTCGTCGACGCCTTCGAACAGCTGTGAGGTGTGGATGTCCTGGGCGAGCAGGTCTTCCTGGTCCAGGACCGGCACCTTCGGAGCCCACTCGGCGGGCTTGATGCGTTCGCCGTCGTAGCGCCTGGTGTAGGCGAGGCTGCGTTCGTCGAGGACCATGTGCCGGCCGAGCTGGCCGGTCACGTCGTACTGCTTGATGTCGAGGTCGGGCACGCGCCCTTGCTCCTGGATCTCCCCGCGCCCAGGCCGACTGGTGTGGCGTACCGCTGTGGGCGGTCGTCCCTCGGGGTGAAGCAGGGGCGGAGGGTCGCCCGGTGATCTCAGGCTAAGACGTGATGGTTGGCGTGTTCCCTCGGCTACGGCAGCGGCGGCAGCGGTGTGACGGGGAAGGTCTGGTCGCGGCGTTCGGCGGTGGTGGAGGTGATGGCCGGGACCTGGGCGAGGAGCCACTGCTGGACTGCTGCGGTCAGGGCTGCTTCGTCGATCGTGAGGTATTCGGCCTGCACGTAGATCGATACGTAGACGGTCGTGTCGTCTCGGTTGGTCTGGCCGGTGATCCGGTTGAAGGGGTATTCCATCGGGTCAGGTCACTTTCTCGAGGCGGATGTGGGAGTCGGTGTACAGGATGGTGGCTGTTGTGCCGGCTGTTCCCTGGGACCAGGTCAGGGCGAAGGTGCCGCCGGTGGAGCCGACGCGGATGAGGCCGCGGATGTGGACGCCGAAGGCGGTGGTGCCGACGCCTCCGTAGGTGCGGGCGTTGGCGATGTCGGTTGATTCGGTGCGCAGCGTGTAGCCCCAGGAGCTGATCTGGTCTTGTTGGGTGCCGCCCGCGGTGGTGCCGGAGATGACGCTGGTGCCGTTGCCGAGGCCGTGCCATTCCCCGAGCGTGCCGGTGGGGTAGGACCAGCCGAAGACGATGTCGTTGGCGCCGGAGTACTTGAGGTAGCCGTCGAGTTGGTAGGTGGCGTTGGCGTCGACTGTGAAGGTGATCTGGCTGTCGGCGGTCAGTGTGGTGGTGCTGGCCCGGGAGAGGTCGGTGGTGCGGCGTTTGGTGACTCGTTGGCCGATACCAGCGATGGTTAGGTTCCCGGTGACCGTCAGGTTCCCGGTGACGTTGAGATTGCCCTGGATGGCGGTGTTGCCGTTCGCGTCGACGGTGAAGTAGTCGACGGAATTGCGCTGGAACCGGGCCAGGTATCCGGTGTGTGCTGCGGCAGGCTGTACGAACAGGGCGCTGAAGGTGGAGGCGGGCGGCAGTACCTGGAGGCGGCTTCCGTTGAAGACGGAGACGGTGTCTTCGATGGACAGCATGTTGCCGGTGCTCGACTGCAGTTGCAGGTTCAGCTCGCCGGTCGTGCCGTCGGGAGCCACGACTTTTGCCACCTTCGTCTGGGTGGAGTTGAACCATCGCAGTGCCGGATAGGTGTTCGTTGAGCCGGTGACGGTGACGGCTGGGCTGAGGGTGATGGCGTTGCCGCTCGGTCCCAGAAGTGAGATCCCGGTAGGGGTCACCGAGGAGACGAGGGAGCCGGTTCCGTCGTAGATGAAGATCTTGTTGTTGCCGGACTCGTTGAGGGTGATGCGTTCGCCGCTGGTGGCGGTCTGGATCGTGCCGCCGGTGATGGTGGTTCCGTTGATCGTTCCACCGGTGATCGTTTTCCCGGTGATGGCGTCCGCGGCAAGTGCGGTGGCGTCCACGGCGCCGGCCTGGATCTTCCCGGCAGTGATGGCGTTGGCGTCGATCTTGTCTGCTGTGACAGCGAGAGCGGCGATTTCCCGGCCGGTCACGGCGCCCGCAGCGATGGTTCCCGCTTGTACGGCGTCCGCAGCGATCTTCCCGGCCTGTACAGCGCCGGCTACCAGCTTCGGGGTGGTGACCGCGTCGTCGCTGATCTCGGTGGTTCCGATGGCTCCGGCTGCGACCTTTGCCTGGGTGACCGCGTCGTCGGCGAGCTTGACGGTGGTGATGACGCCGTCCACTACGTCGTCGGCAACCACCTTGGTAGGCCCCGTGGGACCGATGATCGCGGATGGTGAGGACGCTGTGCCGGACGTATTGCGGGCGACCAGCTGCACGTAGACGGGGGCATCGCAGGGGACGACGACGGTGGCGCCCTGTGCGGTCTCGATCGTTCCCTGCAGCGTGCCAGGCACCGGGTCGTACGCCGCGCTGGTGGAGGCATGGACCTCGACCCGGGACCAGTCCAGCGGGGGCGTGCTGCCGTCAGCGAATGTGCCGTCCCATGAGGCCGTCACGCCGCCCAGGACGGACGCGACGATGGGTGCGGAGGGCTGCGGCGGCGGCGCACCGTTGACGATGTTCACCGCGGTGGTGCCGTCGGCCTGGACGCCGATGATGCCGCGAAGGCCTCCGGTGCCGTCCTTGACGACGACCGCGGTGTTGTCGATGGCCGCGTGGGACAGACGGGCGGAGCGTTCGACTTTCGCCAGACGGCTGGCGAGGTTCTGCAGCGTGCGTCCGATGTCAGTGATGTCCATCAGGCGATGCCCCCGTAGTTGTACATGCTGGCTGGCTTGAGGGTGACGACGGTCTGCGGGCCGCCCTGTGCGGCCGGCTTCCGGGACCAGCCGGTGATGCGGCACCAGCCGGTGAAGTCGGTCCAGGCGTTGTGGACGCGGGTGTAGACGTCGTCCCCGATCTGGTAGCTGCCGAATGGTGCGGCAGGGGTGTCTCGGAGGGTGACCTGGTCGACAGAGCCGAGGACCTGCCGCCACGCGCGTTCGGCGTCCGCGCGGGCCTTGAGGGTGTCGTTGCCGTTGAGTTCGGGTGCGTCGACCGCGGCTTCCATGCGGAGCCGGCCGTTGCGGACGGCGGAGATCTGCCGGAGTTTCGCTGATCCGTCGCCGGCGCCGCTGGCGATGACGACCTGGGCGTAGTCGTCGCCGCCGAGGACGACTTCGGGGTCCTCGATGATGTTGACGCCGGAGGAGAACGTGATGTCGGTACGGCGGGCTCCGAGGCGTGGCCAGCCCAGCCGGATCCGTTTGATCACGTCGGTCTTGGCCGTGTTCCAGGAGGTGAAGCAGGTGTAGTCGGGGGTGGCGTCACCGGAGACGAGGTTGTCTATCTGGTCGCCGAGGCAGTTCATGTCCCAGGCGTTGGAGGCGTACACGTCCTGGGGGGTGCCGATGGTCGACGTGGAGGTGGTGGTGTCGACGAGGACGCCGAGGTTGCCGTCGGCGGCTGCCTGGGCGTAGGCCCAGATGTCGCGGATGACGTTGCAGCGGTCGGCGTAGGTGTAGGGGCCGCGGCCGCCGTAGTTCCCGTCGAGGTCGTAGCGGTGCTGCAGGTAGGACGACCAGGAGGCGGCCTCGATGGCGTAGTCGGAGCCCTGGGTGCGGACGTCCCATATGATGCCGCCCCACTGCAGCTGCCCGGATGATTCGACGTAGATGAACGTGTTGCCGGGGTCGGCCAGCGTCGGGTTGGAGGCGAGCAGCCTTGGGGACAGTTTCCCGGACAGGCTGCCGGGCCCGTTGAGTTCGTCGCCGTACTCCAGGTCAGTCAAGGGCAGGGCGGTGGACAGCCACTCGCCGGTGACCGCGTTCTGGGTGAGGACCCGGTCCGGGACGGGGCCGGTCACTTGGGGGCCTCGCTGAACGTGATGTCGGCGATGAGGGTGGTGGAGCCGTCCACGCCGACCTTGCCGGGGTTGGGGCTGAGTCCGCAGGCCTGGAAGCGCAGCGTCTGGGTGGTGCCGGGGTAGTTCCAGGGGATGGTGAGGGTGTCGCCGAGGACGACGGTGCCGCGGCGGATGCCGCTCTGGTTGTCGTCGAGGTTGACGGGCTGCACGGTCAGCGACGGCCCGAACGTGGCTCGGATCTGCCCGAAGTAGGCGGCCGTGTTGTAGCGGATCTGCCCGACGGCCAGGCTCAGCACTGCTTTGGTGGCCCAGGTGGGGATGGTGACGCTCCAGCCCGGGGCGGTGGAGAAGTTGGTGAACGCGCCGCTGGTTCCGCTGATGTCGGTGGACAGGGCGGTGGGTGACTGGGTGAGCAGCGTGCGCTGGCTGCGCGGGTTGGCGACCTTCCGCAGGTCGGTGATCATCGCGGTGGTGATCGTGGACGTGGAGGCGGGGATGTCGATCCGGGCCAGTGGGATCCCGGTCCGCCCGTCGGGGATCGCGGTGGCCGACGAGGACACGTTGGAGATGACCTGCGGGTAGACGATCTGGTCGACGGCCGGGTTCAGGCTTCCCTCGTACTCGGGGTCCTCCACGCGGATGATGACCATGTCGGAGCGGGGGGTGCTGCCCGTCGCGGCGATCGGTACGTCGATGCTGCCGATGTTGCAGATGCTGTAGTGGCCTTGGAAGGCGTTGGCGCGGCCCTGGATGACGCCGGATCCGTCGCCGATGACGACTCCGGCGCCGGGGGTGTCGCGCTGGGTGACCTTCAGGTCGTCGCCTTCGGTGATGCCTTCGGCGCTGCGGGCGAGGTCGCGGACCAGCATGCGGAACTGCTGCGCGGAGTGGGTGGCCCCGTTGGTGAGGATGGGCCGAGGAAACAAGGCCATGGTGTCGGCTCTCCTTCAGAGGGCTATGTAGGCGTCGCGCCAGGTCAGGCGGAGGCGGGCTGAGTTGGTGTTGTCGAAGGCCGTCCAGCGCATCTCGGAGGTGCCGGGTGGCAGGGAGAACAGGTCGAGGCGGCTGCTCGGGGACAGGGCGGCGGCTGCGTTGCCGCCGTTGTCCCAGGTGGCAGTGCGGTAGCCGGGACGGGTGTCGATCTCGATCCAGCGGCCGGCGTCCAGGTCGAGGGAGGGGAATGCGAGGGAGCGGCCCGTGGCGACGTTGGTGACGGTCACGTTCGCGCATGGCCCGGTGATGCGGATGATGGGCCAGGCGTCGGCGTCTCCCTGGTTGGTGACCCAGCCGGGCCGGTCGGCGGCCGTGGTGCCGTCCTGGACGTAGATCGGTGCCACCACGGGGGCGGCGAATCCTCCGCCGGTCAGCCAGCCCAGGGGGATCTCGGTGGTGGAGTCCTCGTCAGCGTAGAAGGTGGGGTCGTGTGCGAAGAACTCCATGTCCAGTGGCACATAGCCGTGGATGACCTGCTTGTACTCGGGGTCGAGCTTGCGGGCGCGGACGGTCAGCGCCTTGACGGGGCTTCCGGGCCGCTTGACCCGCAGGGTCATGCCCTGCCCGCCGACCAGGCGGACGCTGGTGTTGTCGGCGGCCGCCTGCAGCGCGGCGACCGCGTCGTAGCAGGCGGTCGGGTTGCCGGGGATGGTGATGGCGGCGTCGAACTGGATCTGCCGGGCGGCCCAGTAGTCGGGGCCGGCGAAGGATCCGTCCATGGATGGCTGGTCGGTGTCGTTGTCCCGTACCGGGGGGCGTCCCAGCCCGGTCACGTCGATGACGTTCACGTTGGTGCCGGCGCCGATGAGGACGCCGCCCAGGTCGTACTGCCAGTCGTTCAGGTCAGAAGGCACGGGCTGCCACCCCTCCCCTGCGGGCGCGTCGGACGCTGCGGCCGACCTGGGCGCCGATGTCGGACGCGGTCGCGCCGGTGCGGACCGGGGTCACGGTCACATTGGTGGTGTCGCCGGAGCGGACCACGACGACCTGGCGGCCGGCGGTCACGTCGGTCAGGCCGAGCCCGAAGCGGTGGGCGACGTCGGCGAGAACTGGTAGAGCGGAGCGCCGCTTGGTCGGCGATAGCGGCAGGTAGGCCTCGCCGTGGGTCTCGGGCTCAGCGAAACGGACGATGCCGCTCTGGGTGGCGTACAGGCCGGCCCGGATACCGCCGTCGGCGTAGCTGAGGTGCTTGTTGGCGCGTCCGAGGTCGGCGAGGAACTTGCTGGCCCTCGAGCCGAGGGACTTGCTGATCTGAGTCTTGGCCTTGTTGCCGACATCGATGATCTCGTCCTCGCCGAGGCTGGTGGCGGCAGCGACGTCGTGGATGCCGGTCTTGCTTGTCTTGATCGCTGCGATGATCTGGACCAGCTCGGCGACCTGGTCGGCGGTGAGCGCGTTGTTCGCGGTCTTGGCCTGGGCGTTCGCCTTGGATGCCTTGCCCTTGTCCTTCACCGCGGCCGCTGCGAGGTCCTGTGCGGCCTGGTCGTTCTGCGCGGCCAGTTGGGAGGCGAGGTCGCCGTAGCCTTCGGCGGCGAGCTTGGCCAGGTTGTCGCTGAAGGTCTTGTTCAGCGTGTTCGCCTGGGTCAGCTGCCGGGTGTAGTCGGTCAGGGATGCCTTGGCGGTCTTCTGCAAGTCCCGCAGGGCCTTGGCCATGTCGTTGATGTACTTCGTGGATCCGTTGGCCATCTTGTGGGCCAGCTTCATGCCGTCCTCGCCCATCGCGGCGAGGGCCTCGGCGACGTCCCCGCCGACCCGGTCTGCGACTTTCTCCAGGTCCTTGTTCCAGGACTGGGTGGCCTTCGCGGCGGACTTCAGCTTCTTTTCGACGGCCCCGATGTCGAAGTAGTCGACTTCCTTGGTGCCGCCCTTGACCTTCACCTTCTTCGTCTTGTGGCCGGCTTGTCCTGCGTCTGAGGCGCTGTAGAGGCTGCCGGTGTTCGGGTCGTACCGCCAGTCGGTGACGGATCCGCCACCGGCGAGGTGCGGCAGATCGAGCTGGCCGCGGTTGATGGCGTTCATGGTGGTCACGCCGTACTTGCGGACCGCAGCTGATCGCATGACAAACTCGGTGTTCGACACCATGGCCCTGGCGCCGGAGGCGAACTCGGCATAGATGCTGTCGCTGGTGGGGGTACCGGGGCCGGTGATGTAGCCGCCCTGGTCGAAGTACTGGGCGGGGCCTCCGGCCGCCCGTCGGACCAGGCCGCCTGCCGCGTGGCCGGGCTTGGGGAGCTGCGGGCCGGAGGAGACGTTCCCGGACTGCACCTTCTTGTAGTACTCGGTCGTGTAGACGCCGACGCCGACCGTCTTTCCGTGCACCGAGTTGATGTAGCCCTGGATGGTGCTCACGGCGGCCGCGGGGCCGCCGGTCGGGATGGTGATGGTGACGGTCTTGCCCTTGGTGCCCTTGATCTTGAATCCGAGCTGCTGCAGCGCTGAGATCGCCGACCCGGTCAGCGCGCCCATGGTGACGGTCTTACCCTTGGTGCCCCGGATCTTGTTCTGGACCTGTTCGAGGCCCATCAGGGCGCCTGCCGTGCTGGCGCTCACGGTGATGTTCTTGCCGCCCGGCGTCTGGGACATCTTCTTGATCAGCGCGTCCAGCTCGGCCCGGGCGTCCTTCGTCGGCGCGGTGATCTTGTACTGGCGGGTGCCGGGAATCAGCTTGATCTGATACCCGAGGTCCTCCAGTTCCTTCTTGGCGTCCTCACCGAGGGCATCCACCTTCACCGTCTTGGAGTCCGGGACCTTCTTGAACTCTGCCTGCACCGCGAGCAGCTCGGCCAGGGTGCTGTCGACGCCCTTCGTCTCCAGCAGGATCGACACCTGCCCGGGGATCAGGCCGAGGCTGTCGGCGACCTTCCCGGCCTGCTCGGCTGTCAGCCCGTAGCTGCCCATCAAGTCGATAGCCGACTTGCGGGCCTTCTCCATCTCGCTTCGGGCCGCTTCAAGGGAAGCGGGTAGCCCCTTGTCCTGCGACTGCGCGAAGTCGTAAGCGGCAATCGCTGCGTTCGCGCTGCCGTCAGCGACCGTGTTGAGGGTGTCGAACAGTTGTTGGCCGTTCTTCGTGGTCGTGCTCAGGGTGCCGTTGGTCTGGATGAGGGCCTTGCCATAGCCGTCCGCGTGGTTGATGCCGTTCTTCATCGCCTCGTTGGCGTTGGTGATGGCCTCGTTCACGCGGGCCTGAGCTGCCTGGAGGGAAACACTGCCGCCGGACAGCAGATCGAGAGCATCGCGGAGGGCTCGGGTGCGGGAGTCTGCGTCCGCTGTCTTGTCGGCGAGCGCCGCGACAGCATCCTTCAGCTTGCCGTAGGCACTGGTGTCATGGGAGACGCCGTTGACGGCCTCGTTATACGCCTTGGCGTCTGCTGCAGCCTTCTGGAAGTCCCCGGAGACGCCGCCCAGCCCCTTGCTGAGGGCCTGAGCTGCCTTGCCGACCTCGTCGGGCGCCTTCACTGCTGCGCCACTCTCGGCGTCCGTCATCCAACTGGTGTGCGCCTTGGTGACGCCCTCGAGCCGCGCCTGCAGCTCCTTCAGGGACGTGCCCTGGTTGGTGTAGGCGTCGACCAGCTCGGACATGGGCACCTTGGCCTTGCGGGCGAGGTCGACCAGGCGCTGCTGGTTGCCATACCAGTCCTTGGTCTTCGTCTGCATCAGGTTCTCGGCGGCGATCGACCGCACGGATTCGTTGACGATGCCGTTCGATTCGCGCAGCGCCGAGGACAGGCTGCTGGTCTGGGCCTGATGCTCCGCGGCTGCCTGAGCGGCCTGCTGCTGCCGTTGGGCGAGATAGCCCAGGCCGACGGTCGCCGCGGTGATGGCGAGCCCCCAGGGGCCGCCCAGCGCCCCGAGGAGGCCGCTACCGATGGTGCGGGCGGCCGATGCGGATGCGGCGCCGATATCTCGCAGTGTGCCCGTGAAACCGGTTCCCTGAGCGGAAGCGGTCCGGAATGCTTCGCCCATGCGGCCGATGGCCGGCACACGGGCTTGCAGGACTGCCATGGCGGCGCCGTAGCGGGACAGGGACTGCCCGGCTGTGGCCGCGAGGCCCTGCTGCACGGCCATCTGCTGCCCCAGGGACCGGAAAGCGCCGGTCACCCGGCCGGACACCGTGGTGGCGAGGCCGGCCATCGGGCCCTGGATGCGTCGGACCAGCAGGGCAGCGAGGACGAACTGCTGGATGGGGCCAGGAAGCCGTCCGAACGCCGACACCAGACCGCCTACCACCTGGCCGATGGGGACGAGGACACCGGACAACGCGCCGACAGCTGTTGCGGCAAGGTCGATGGCGGTGATGACGATGTCCAGGGCTGAGGAGACCGTGCCGGACTGCCCGGACAGGTCGCCGAGTGCCTTGATGACCGGCTCCACGGCGTGACCGAGCGAGGACAGGACCTGAACGGCCATCTGGCCGGCGGACAGCAGCACGTGCAGGGCGTCCGCGGCAGCTGTGGTGCCCAGTTCCTTGAATGGGCTCGCCAGCCCCTTGGTGGCATCAGCGATGCCGGCGAACTCGCTGCGCGCGGCCGCGGCGATCCCGGGCCCGAACAGGTGAGCCGAGTCGTTGAGGTACTTGAAGAACTGCTCGATCTTCGGGGTGGCGTCGGCGAGGCCTGCCGTGAGCCCGCGGGCGAGGAACTCCAGGCCGGGTGACATGCCCTGGTAGATCGCCATCCCGGTCTGCTTCGACTGGGTTTTCAGCTGGAGCATGGCGCCGGCGAGGCCCTTGCCCTTGGCTGCTGCGATGTCGGATGCGGCGCCCGTCTGGGACACGGCCTGGATGAGGGCGTCGTAGGAGCTGACGCCCTGGTGGGCGAGGGCGATCGCACCGGACATGGCGGGCTTGCCGAAGGCCTTCTTCACCGCGGCAGTGAAGTCCTGCTGGGTCATGTCGTGCTGGGCCTTGGACAGGCCGACGATGACGTTGCGGAGGCCCTTGAAGTTGCCCTGGGCGTCCCATGCCTGGATGCCGAGGGCTTTGAGCCCGTCGATCATCTGTGGGGTGGGAGAGGCCAGGTTGGCGAACATGCCGCGCAGGGTGGTGCCGGCGGTCTGGCCGAGGATGCCCGCCTTACCCAACATGCCTACGCCGGCGGCGGCCTCCTGCATGGTGACGCCGAGGCCGTGCGCGACGGGGCCCGCGTACTTCATGGCGTAGTAGATGTCGGTGACGCCACCAGATGCCGCGTTCGCTGTGGCGGCGAGGGTGTCGGCGGCGACGCCGGCCTGGTCGGCGCCCATGCCGAACTGGTCCATCATGTCGCCGAGGTACTTGGCGCTGTCCGCGGCGTTGACCTGCGCGGCGGAGGCGAGGACGAGGGAGGCGCGGGTGCTGCTGATGGCCTGGTCGGTACGGAAGCCCGCCTTCGCCAGCTCGACCATCGCTTCGGCAGCATCTGCGGCTGTTGCACCGGGCAGTTTGAGGTCGTTGCCGAGCTGGTTGGCGGTGGCCCCGGCACGGATCATCTGGGAGCGGGTTGCGTTCGTGGTGGCGCCGAACGCGTTCATCGCCTGCTGGTACTGGTTGCCCTCTTTGAGGATCTCCGCGGCGCCCAGCGAGACGCCGAGGGTGACACCGAGCCCGGCGAGCGACTTCATGCTGGAGGCGAGTCGGCTGGTCTCTTCTCGGTAGCGGCGTACACCGTTCACGCCGGTACCGCCGACCCGGGTGAGGCGGGCATCAGCGGTCCGGGCAGCTGATGCCAGGCGGGTCAGGTCACGGATGGCGGTGTCGATCTGCCCGGACATGCGGCCCAGGTCCCGGCCGGCTGTGCGGGAGCGGTCTCCGAGGCTGTTGAGGTGGCTGTTGGCGCTGCGTGCGGCGTCACCGTACCGGTTGAGGTTGCGGGCGACCGTCGCCGCGCGGTCGCCGAGGGTGCTGAGCCGGCGTCCGGTGGTCTGTGCCTCACGGCCCAGGGTCTGGATCTTCCGGGCGGCCGTCTCGGCAGCCGTGCCGAGTTCCCTGACCTCGGTACGTGCTGTCTTTGCCGCGGTGCCGAGACTGCGGGCGTGCGTGGCAGCCTGGCGCAGGGACTGGGCCAGGTCGTTGCCGCTGCCGCGTAGTTCCACGGACAGGTTCCAGTTGGCCACCCGGCCCTCCCCTCACTCGTCAGTCGTCGATGTGGCGTGCCTTGTGCAGGCCCCTGGCCAGTTCCAGGGCCGCTTGCACTGCGGCTGGGACCAGGGCGACCTTCATCCCGTGCGTGGATTCGCCGGAGGTTTCCAGCTCTTTCTGCTTGTCGGCGATGACCTCGCAGCCCACGCACTTCTGCAGGACGGCCACGTAGCGGTCTTCCTCGTCGTCGCCGCCGTGGTCCCAGTCGTCGTAGCGGGTGCCGCACTGCGGGCACACGCTCCTCTGGTACTCGAGGAAGGCGAGGGCCTTGGCCCGGTCCCGCTCGCTCCAGGTGCCGTCGCCGATGCCGCGGAACTGCGAGTGGGGGATGCCCCATCGGTCGCACAGTTCGAGTTCGCGGCGCAGGCGCTCATCTCGGATCAGCCTTTTCCCAGGTCCGCGCGGGTTTCTCCCTGCACCTGCCAGGCGGTGTCGAACAGCTGGGCGGCTTCGCCTTCGGACCACTCGGTGAGGTACTCGGTGGCCTCCTCGGCGGTGATGCCGTCCAGGGACGCGGCCGCGATCAGCTCGGGACAGAGCGTCTCCGGGTTGAACGCCATGCCGTCCTCGGCCTGCTCCTCCGTCGCCGGATGCGCCTTCTTCAGCGCTTCGAAGTCGGGCCGGCGCAGTGCCTGGAACCTGAGGACGATCGCCGCCTCGTCGAACGCCTTCTGTGCCGCCTCCAGCTCCTTCTCCGCCGCGGCGGCGAGCTTCTTCAGGTCCTTGTCGCCCGGGTTGTCGTCGGCAGCGGACTTGGCGCGGCGGGCTGCGTACTGGGCAGTGGCCAGCGCGTCCTTCACGCTCTGGTCGTCGCAGATGGTCATGGTGGCGATCGGGCGCTGTCGCGCGGCGAGCCGGGCCCGGGTTGCCATCCAGTGCGGGTCCCGGTCTACGGCGTTCTGCGGCGGGGGCGGTGCCGTGGTGGTCATGGTGTGGTGGTCCTCCAGGGGAAGGGATCCTGGCCGGGCGCCGCGTGGGCGGCCCTTCCCGAACGCGTCACGGGCCCGGCCAGGAGCTGAGGGGTGGGCTGGGTCAGCTGCCGGTCGGGACTGTGGCGTTGAGCAGCGGCCGGTCGATGATCGAGAACTTGACGGTGATCTTCGCGGCCTCGTTGTCGGCGGTGATCGTCGGCGAGTTCGACGCGACGCGGACCGGGTGGACGTCCATGCCCTTGGTGCCGGGGGTCTTGCCCTTGCGGCAGATCACGACGAAGCCGACGGTGCCCTTGGCGAGGTCCTGCTCGATGGTGTCGTCGGTGTCGTCCTCGTAGAACGTCAGCGAGGAGTCCGCAGCAGAGTCGTCACCGGGAATCTTGGCCACGAAGGTGCTGGCCATGTCCGGTGTCTCGATCTCCTGGTTCTCGATGGAGAACCCGTCGACGGCGGCGATCTGCTTGGTGTAGTCCGTGCCGGCGGTCAGCTCGGCCGCGGTCGGCAGGTAGGTGGTGGACGCGATCGTCGGCACCCACAGGATCTTCGTTGTGCCCTTGCGGTTGAACCTGGCCATGAAGGGACCCCTACGGCGTTGGTCTGCTGGTGTGGCGGCCACTGTGGTGTGGCGTCCGCGTGGGGTCCCGCCGCGGTGCGGTCGAACGGCCTGGCCTGAGGGTCAGGCGGGCGTCAGGTCGAACCTGAAGCGCTGCACATAGCTGATGATCCCATCTGTGGGGTCACTCGTTCCCCCGGGTTCTGTTTCCAGCTCCCGGCACATGACCTTGGCACCGGGAATGTTCAGGGCGGCCGCCCAGAGGCCGGTGCTCGGGTCGCGGCGCAGAATCACCTGCCGGGCCTTGTCCGCGAGCCGCTCGGCCTGGCCCAGGGTGCCGCTGGAGCCGGCCACCTTCGGATCGGGGCCAGATACCGACGTCACCTGGTAGACGAGGCTGATGTCTTCGTTGCCATCGGTGAACGGAGCCCCGGACAGGCTGGTGTCGACGCTGTACAGCAGGTAGTAGGGTGGCTCGGCCTTCGGCATCCTCCCCAGCCCGGCCGGGTGACCGGTCTCGGTTGTAAGGAGCGCGGCAAGCGCTTGGGTGACCTGCCCTCGGTCGATCACAGCACCACCTCCGAGATGGCGAGCCGCATCTGCGCCACCAGGGTTTGCCCGATGTACGGCAGTGCTGGCTGGACGTGCGGGAAGGGCGGCTGGTTGTAGTTGCGGCCCAGGCTGTCCATCCCGACGAACCCGAACTCAAGGCGCCGGCCATACGGCAGATCCGTCCCGATGGTGCAGACGGCTCCGGAGCGCAGAGTTCGGGTCTCCGCCCGCCAGGAGTTCCGGTAGGCGCCGGTGATGACGTTCGGGCCCGGCCGGCCGGATGCGTTGCCGCGGACCCGGGCCACACCCATCTCACCGGTGTGCGCGACGGCTTTCTCGATCGCCGGGCCGACCTTCATCGCTGCGTGCTCCAGGCGGTCGGCGAGTTCCTCCGGGGTCACGGCGTCACCTCCCGGCCTCCGGTCTGGTTCTGGTCCAGGGCGGTAATGCGTACGACCTCGGTGGTGGCGGCAATGCCAGGGTCCTGGACCATCCAGGACCGTCCGATCAGGTCGGTGCGGCCCGGGTCGTGGGAGGCGACGACGGTCACGATCGCGTCCTTCGGGGCGATGGGTGCCTCGAGCGGGGTCATCAGCCGGTATCGGCTCCTGGACTCCTGCGCCCACGGCTGCCCCACGTTGGGGATTGATGTGACCTCGGACTGGGCGATGCCGCCCTGCACGGCGCCCGGCCCCTCGTACAGGATGTCGCCGGGAAGGTACTCCAGTTGGTCCGTGTCCGGGTTGAGGACCGGTTCGCCGCTGGGCGGGGCGGTGATCCGGATGGTGTCGATGAGGAGGTTCTTGTCGATCCAGGTGACGACTCCGGCGAGGATCTGGTCGAGGCTGGCCATCAGACTCCCCTCCCCTGCGCCCAGTCGGCGAGCGTGGCGAGGATGGCAGCAGTGAGTCCATACCGCTCGTTGGAGAGGTCGTCGCGTTCCAGCGCCGCGCCTTCCAGGGCGGCGGGGTTGATGCCTCCGAGGAATGCGGCGATCTGCTGGCCGAGGTCCTGCTGCGGGTCGGCAACGGCAACCCGGGAAAGTCCCTCCCATACGACACCTTCGGGCTGCCGGGTGTGCAGGATGAGCATGGGGAGCGCGTCGGCGATGGAGTGTTCGAGCTGGTAGCCGATGACCTGGCCTCGCGGGAGCAGAGTGCCGTCGATGCGGATGGTGGCGCTTCCGGGCTGGGCGTCGATGCGGACGCCGTGCGCAGTCGGCTCGGCGGGGGCGGTCATACGGCTTCTTCCTCCCCTCCATCGTTGCCCGGCAAGTTCGCAGGGAAGGGGACTCGGAGCGGCACCGTGCGTTGGAAGGTCACCGGCTCGCGGCTGATCAGGTTCTGTTCCCTATGCCCATCAGCGTTGACATAGCACTCGGTAAACACGATGACCTGCGCGAGCCAGCCGTCACCGGTCTCGGGCGGCCGCACGGGAATGGGGAGGATGTGGATCGGAGCGTGCTGGGTGACGTTGTTCGGGTTGATGCCGTTGGCAGTGAGCCACGTACAGATGCGTAGCCGTTGGTCGTCGTCGGGCATGCCGTATCCGTCGTGGACAGTGAGGGCGGTCGGGGCGGGGCTCATGCGGGATCTCCTGAGACGAGATTGCTGGCGCCGTTGAGGTCGGGGCGGGGGGTCCACTGGCGTATGCAGCCGAAGTGGGCGATCGGGTAGGCGGCCGCGTCATCAGCGGATCGGATCGTGCCGTTGGCGTGGTCGGTGTCCTGGTGCGAGGTGAATCCGCATTCGCTGCCGTCGACGCACTCGAACCACTGGGCCTCGAGGTCCAGGCGGCCGGTGTTGATCGCGCCGTGGTTGGCGGTGACGGCGCCCTGGTAGGTGAGGGCGGAGCGGGCCCAGTCCTTCACGGGATGCCGGGAACTGTCGCGGTAGATGATCGTGGACAGCGGGTGGTCGCGGATGAGGGCAGCGGAGTCGATGCCGGCGTGGTTGCGGCCCATGGTGACCTCGCGGGTGGCGTCCTGTGCAGCCCTGGCGAACGCCTGGGCGCGGCGGACGGCTTCTTGGATACGGCCGACAAGGTCGGTGTAAAAGGCGGCGGTGAGGGCGGTGATGGCGGCCTGGTGGTCGGCTGTCCACCGGAACAGGGCGAGGTCTGCGTCGGTTTGACGAAGGGCGCGCAGGGCGCCGTCGCGGTAGGCGGTGGGCAGGTCGTGGGCGGCCCACCGCTCGATGAGCGCGTGGGTGAGGCGGCTGAACTCGCCGACCTGCTGGTTGAACGCGGTGATGTGCGCGTTGATGCGGGTGGTGGCGCCGAGCCCCGGGCGGAGGCGTTCCAGGGCGCGGAGCAAGGTGTCCTGGGCAGTGGGCAGGCGCTCCCACTGGCGGACCAGGTCGAGGGTGGCGGCGGTGATGAGGGCAGTGAGTTCGCTGCGCTGGTCGGTCTGCTGCTGGGCTGATGTGGTCATCGCCGGGGCCGTGCCCTCAGGTGGAGGATCTCGAGCATGTCCGGGCCGCCGCAGGGCGGGTCGTCCGGTGCTGGTGGTTCACCGGCCTCGAGGGCGGCGATCTGCCGTTCGTAGGCGGCGAGGTTCGCTGTCTGGTTGATGGCGACGACGTTGGTGACGGTGACCGCGGTGGGCTGGTCGCGGAGGGCTGCGTAGCGTTCCCGGAGGACCTCGATGGCTACGGCTCGTGCGGTGCCGAGTCGCGTGTAGCGGGCGGTGAGGTCGGCGAGGTCGGTGTCGGTGCCGAGTTGGGCAAGCAGCCAGTGTGTTACTGCCGTGTCCACGTGCTGCCTCCATCAGGGTCGGGGTCGGCGAGATGGGGTGCGGGTGCGGGCCCGCCGGGTGGCGCCCCCACCACAAGGGGCGGGCCCGCACGCCGCTAGTCGCCGCTGCTGCCCTCGTCAGCGGCGGTCCGGCCCCGAGCCGGCTTCCGGGCCGCCGCGGTCTTCTTCGCGGTCGGCTTGTCGTCCGTCGAGTCGTCGTCCTGCTGGGCCTCGGCGGCCTTCTTGGCTGCGGCAGGGGGCTTGCCGTCCTCCCATGCCGCGGGGTTGGTGACCAGAGCCGCCAGACGCGGTTCCGGTTCGCTGCCTTCCTCGAGGACCACCGTCTGGTGGGTGTCGGGGTCGGTGACGTACACGGTCGCTGCGAGCTTGGCGGCCATGGTCAGAACACCGTCGCGGAGATGTGGATGTCCGGGACGTACAGCACCGGCATGGCGACGGCGGCGCCCTTGGTCCACACGGTGACCGGGTCGTCGGTGTAGCCGTGGGTGACGACGATGCCCGGGGCTTCCTCGCGCTCGATAGCGGGGTTGCCGCCGGAGGACAGGACGAGGGACTCGGCGGTGACGCCGTACTGCGTCTCGCCCCACGTGGTGGGGTTCGGCGGCAGCATCAGCCACTTGTTGTCCGGCAGCGGGCGGGCCATGGTGCCGTCGTCCTTGGGGATCTGCACGTCGTACACGGTGATCGGGGGGAGGTTGTAGCGGGCGCGGACCGCGTCGACCTCGTTGGGGGCGAGGACGCCGGTGGGGATGTTCGTGGCGCTGGTGCCGTAGAACGCCTGCCGGTAGGCGTTGTTGCCGGCGAGGAGGGCGCGCGCCTTGTAGCTGGTGACGACGCGGGACGGGAGCGGGGCGCCGGAGGCGCGCAGGACCTCGATCCAGTTCATTTCGTCGGCGAGGGCGTCCGCGGTCGGGTCGGTCCACGCGGTGGCGGCGGTCGGCATGTTCGCGGAGGGCACGCCGGCGTCGTACTCGACGGTGAGGCCGTTCTCCCCGGACAGGGTGAACTTGCCGTCGGTGAGGAGGTCGCCCACGGCCAGCTCGAGGCGGGACTTGATGGACTGCACGTGCGCGGCAACGTCCTGGTAGAGCAGGTCGACCAGCTCGGAGGAGTCGGCGCCGCGGCTGGTGTCGAGGAGGATCTGCTCCAGCTCGCCGACAAGGTACTTCTGGCCGAGCGGGGGGAGCATGCCCTCGGTGACGATCCGCTTGGCCTCGCGGGTGGCGACTGCGGTCTGGGCGTCCCAGGCGCGGTACTTCGCGGCGTTGACGCGGCGGCTGGTGGACTTGATGCGGAACTTGACCGAGTTGATGGTCCTCTCCGGCATCACGGACAGGGTGAGCGCGTAGTCCGCAGGGGTCTGCACGGCTCGGGCGAAGGCGTTGATCTCGGTGGCGTCGATGTCCCTGAGCAGGGTGTCAAGCATCGTTCAGCCCCCCTTTCAGGCGAAGCGGAGGTTGTCGGTGCGGTTCGCGGCCGCGGGGACGGTGAGCGCGACGGGGAGCTTCGCGGTGTCGATGGATCCGTGGACGCGGAGCGCGCCGCCGACCTTGGTGACGGCCGGGTTGAACGCGGTCTCGGTGTCCAGGACGCCGGCAAGGATCTGGGTGCCGTCGGAGGCACCGGAGTTGTACGGCCCGTACAGGCCGGTCGCGGTGATCTTGCCGAGGGGCAGGCCGGACTTGAAGTAGGCGTACGGCATGGTCGCGGTCGCGGCGACGTAGTGGGTGCCGGCCGTGAACTTGGAGACGTCCAGGGTGATCGTCTCGTTCATCTCGGTACCGTGGGGGCTCTTCAGCCAGCGCCGGTCGGCGGTCACGGTCGTGGTGGTGGTCATCGGCTGGAGGTCCACGCCGATCTCCTCCCGTGGAATGGGGATGGCACAGGGTGCGGGCTACCAGCTGGGTGGTGCCGTCCACGGGGTGGTGCGGGGAGGGCGTGGTCCCTCGGCTCGTGTGGTGGGTTGTCAGGCGGCGTCGGGGCGCCGGAAGCCCATCTGTTCGGCGCGCTTGCGGGCGCGGGCCTGGACGTCGTCCTTGGTGGCGGACGGGCGGGGCCCTCCTCCGGCCGGTGCTCCGCCGGGGGCGGGGGGAAGGGCCTGCGGCGCGGCAGGGGCGGCTGTGAACAGGGCGGGCCGGCGGGCCTTGAGGGCTTCGGCGGCCGCGGTGACGGTGGCTTCGTCGGCGTCGGGCTGTTCGGCGAGGTCACGGTCGAGGAGGGCGAGCGCGTCGGCCAGGTCCTCGCCGGTGGCGCCGAGGCCCATGACGGCTGCCCTGCGGATCGCGGCCCGCTCCCGGGCTACGGTGGCGGCTTCCTTCGCGGCCAGTTCCTGCTCGCGCCGGTCAAGGTCCTGCCGGCGCTTCTCCTCCTCGGAGAGGGCGTCCTGCTGGGCCTTGCGGGCGGCATCGATGAACGCCTTGGCGTCGTCGACGGTGTTGAAGCCATACTCCTTGGCGAAGTCCTCGAGGGCTTGGCGGGCGCCGGCGCGCTGTCCCTGGGCCTTCTCCTTGGCGGCGATGCGGTCGAGGTCATCCTGGGTGAACTGCTTGACCGGGTCCGCGGCCGGCGGCTGCTTGGGCAGCACGTCCGCCGGCGTGGGCGCGGGGAGGGGGGCGGGGTCGGTGCCGCCGTCGTTGTAGAAGACGGCGATGCCGGGCAGGCCGGTGTACGGGTGGGCCCAGCCGGGGGCAGGCGTGGATCCGAGTCGGTGCTGCGCGGGGCGACGCATGAGCGACAGTCCTCCCAAGGACAGTTCAGGCCCCGCGCCTAGATCCAAGTGGAGCACAGATGTCATGCCGTGTTCCCTCCGCTCCCTTGGCTGCTGCCGCCGGCGGTGGTCGAGGAAACCGCGTCGGCGGGCGTGCTGGGGAGCTGCGGAGCCGGTGCGGACGGTGTGACGGTGGTGTCCTGGCCGAGGAATGCGGCGACCGCGTCCGGGTTGCCGGTGGCGTCGGCAAGGGTGCGGGCCTGTTCGAACTGGCGGGACTGGATGCGTTCGATCTCCTGCTGGACGTCCTCAATGGGGAACCCAGCCTCCTGCAGCATGCGGACGCCGGTTTCCAGGGACAGCACGCCCTGGGAGACGCCGTTGGTGACCTGGTTGAGGACGCCGGAGGTGTCGGTCGGTGTGTAGGGGCCGAAGACCAGCTCGGCCGGCTGGGGGGTGATGCCGGTCCAGTCGGGGTGCTGTCCGGCGAGGAACAGGCGCTGGGCGAACTTCAGCAGGAGCGCGTACTTGTGGGCGCGGGCCAGGCGCATGCTGGCGACGAGGGAGTCCAGCGGTCCGAGGGAGAGTTCCATGGCGTACCCGGAGGCGACCTTGGACGGGTCGAGGGTGCCGAGGGACACGGCAGGCAGGCGGGCGTTGGTGGCGGCCCGGTCGGCGAGGTCGTTCTTGTGGGCGCGTAGCTCGCGCAGGGCTGGGCTGGTGTCGATGGTGGTGAGGCGGCCGTTCTCCCCGAGCTTGAACACGGCGCCGGGCCCGACGTCGTAGGCCTGCCGGGCATCGGCCACTGCCCCGGATATGCCGATCATGGGGAGGCCGGTGGTGGCGGAGGCGCGGGCGGAGTCGGTGTCGGCTGCCTGGAGTTCGTCGAAGACCTGCAGCACCTTGGCCAGGGAAGACTGCCCCCAGTGCTCTTCCGCGGCCGGAACGGTGTTGGGAACGTGGATGACCGGGATGAAGTCGATGTAGAGGTCGAGGTGGTCGAGGACTTCGCCGTCGGAGCGGGTCGCATAGGTGGCCTTGTCGAGGGGCAGGTCATCGACGTCGTGTCCGGCCTTGAGGTCGCCGAGGTCCCAGGTGGCGTCCGTGAGGTAGCAGGTCAGTGGGGTCGGGGCGTCGTTCCACGCGTACTGGCGGGTGATCGTGCCGTCGCCGGTGAGGGTGTCGCCGCGGGCGATGACCGGCACCGTCTGCCCGTCGGATCCTTCGGTGGTGACGGGGACGCGCAGGGCCCGGCCAGCGCCGTCGACTCCGGTGGACGTGGCGGCGCCGATGGGGGCAATCTCGTAGGTGATGCGGCGCAGGCGCGGCTTGAGCCCGTTCTTGGGGTCCTCGGGCAGCTCCCATGCGAAGTGCACGCGCTGGGGGAACTCGCCTCCGTCGTCGTCCTCGCCGATGACGGGGAAGTAGAAGCCGGGGTCGACGGCGCGGATGGTGGGGCGCTGCTTGGCGGGGTCCCACGCCATCCGGTAGATACCGTCGCCGAGGGCGACGGCCTTGCGTTCGGCCTGCTGGATCCGCATGGGCAGCAGCTCGTCGTCGGCCCACGCGCGCAGCAGGTCCTGTACCCGACCGGCTATCTCCTCGTCCGGGGTGGGCTGGGCGGTGTCGCCTTCGGCGCCCGGGACGGTGATGTGCTGCTCGCGGCCCAGGACGTGCGCCATGACGGTCTCGACGAACATGGCCGGGTCGCCGAACTCCCGGCGTTCCCGGGCCTGCTCGCCGTCGAGGATCGCGGCGAGTTCGGCGGCCTGGTTGTTGTCGTAGGCGGTGAGCAGCTTGTACGCGGCCAGGCGCCGTTCGTCCTCGGCGGGCACCCAGGAGGCCTGCGCTTCGGGGAAGGCACGCCGGTTGGGCATGCCGCGGGGGTCGCTGTAGATCGGCTTGTAGTTCAGCCACGACCATCCGTCGATGACGACCTTCTTCAGGCCGGTCACGAAGCCCACAGAGTTCCCTCCGCTCGCAGGCCCCGCGCCTGTGCTCAGGGTACGGGCTTCGGGTGGGCGGGTTCCCTCGGCTGGAGGGGCGTGGGTCGGCGGTAGGGGTCTGGTTGAGCGTGCAAGATCACCGTAGATTCACTCATTCGAGCGATCCAGCGAAGGAGTGATCCCCAATTTCCGCCAGGAATACGGCGGTTGATCACGTTTGCCCTGGGATGGGCGGCCGTTTCGGCCTCTGGGAGGCCTTAGACTTCCCGCAGGTGTTCGCGACCATCTCCTCCGCGACGTCTCCCGGTGCGTACGCCCGGGGGACCACCCGGGTCCCTCCGGCGAGAAGGAGGAGACGTGTTCGATGATCACCCAGACCCAGACTGGGACTTCTGGAGCTTTGTCGTCGCCGTGATTGGATTGGCCGTCCAGGTGATGACGCAGCGATAAGGCCCCAGTCCGGGTCTCCGAGGGCCATCCCGCCGAGGGGTGGCCCTCTTGTTGTACCTTCCCGTCCGCTCCTCGAGGCCGTGCCAGTGACACGGACGACGAGGTGCGTAACGTGCTTGGACAGCGTACCCGATTTTTAAATCACTTCGATTCAGGGTGTGTGATTTGGTCCCCCGGCACCAAATCGCGGCAGATTGCCGTCCAGCGGTCTTCCTGGGCGTGTTGCTTTCACTTTGCCGGTCAGATGAAAAGTTCACATGTACGTTTCGGGGTAGTTTGCCCACAATTTCAAGGCGCTGTGTGGCCCTGTGTCACACCAGTCCCTCGGATCGTGACCCGGTTTTGACGACCGATGGATTGTCAACGTCTGCCCCGCAGTCTTTGGTCGCTGTAGTTGCTGGAACCGACAGCAGCGGACGCAGGATCGGCAAGTTCGGTCAGAGCGTGCACTGCGGCGTCCATGCGGTCTGGGGAGTCCATGCCGGGGATCCAGGTGACCATCTGCCGCTCCAGGTCGGGGAACTCCCCCACGTGATGCACGTGGCCCTGTTCGTACAGCTGGGCGATGGGTTCAGCTCGCAGGCGCTTGCCCTGCTTGGCGTTGACCTCGATGACCCGGGGCATGGGACGGTTGCCGGTCCGGCCGGTGCGTTCGAGTTCCTGCCACGCCTGGATGAGGACCTGGCGGGTCATGTCGCCACCGAAGTTGGTCTCTACGACGAAGGCGTCCGCTCCCAGGTCGATCGCTGCCTGGCAGGCTTCGTTGCCCCAGGCGTTGGCGCCGTGCCGGCCGGATCGGTCCTCAAGGAGGTACAGCTCGCCCTGGCTGTCGCGGCCAGCGGCGACGATGCCGGTCTCGTCGTTGGCTGTGCCTGCCCCGCCGGAGGGGTCGATGGCGACGAGGATGCGAGTGAGGTCAACGCCGCGGAGCGCGGTGACACTGACCCTGTTGCCCGTGATCCACGCCCACTGCCAGACGCCGCCCTCGAGGGGGCGTGGCTGCTGCTGGTAGAGGGCCCACCAGACGCGTTCGCCGACGGCGCGGCGGGTGCGGGCGAGTTCTTCCTCGTCGTACTGCTCGGGCCATAGGGCCTGTCCGGGTTTCCGGCCGAGGGGGTCCTGGTCGGAGAGAGCGAGGGCTGGTAGGTCGATGAGGGTCCAGTTCTCGGGTTCGGTGGCGAGGATCCGCCCGGACAGGTCGTCTTCGTGCCAGCGGGTGTTGATCAGGATGAGGGAGGCGCCGGGGGCTCGGCGGGTGTAGAAGACGGACTGGTACCAGTTCCAGACGCGTTCGCGTTGGGCTGGGCTGTTGGCGTCGTCGGAGCCTTTGAAGGGGTCGTCGATGACGCCGAGGGAGAAGCCTTTGCCGGTCAGACTGCCGCCGACGCCGGCGGTGACCATGCCGCCGCGGATGGACGAGCTGCGGGGAGCTTCGAGGTCGAATCGGTTGGCTGCGTGACTTCCGGGGTGGAGGCGGACGCCGAGAGTGGGGGCGTAGGCCCGGAGCTGGTCGCGGACCCATCGGCCGTGGTCATCGGCGAGTTCGGCGCCGTAGGAGGCGAGCATGACGCGGGCGGTGGGATTGCGGCGTAGGTACCAGAGCGGTCCCCACCTCGAGGCGCGCTGGCTTTTCCCGTGCCGGGGAGGGCAGGTGATCATCACTTGCATGCGTTCGCCGGCGGCGATCCGCTGGAAGACGCCGTCGATCATGTCGAGGTGGGGGGCCTGCTTCTCCCTGCCTTCGGTGAGGACGGCGGCGAGGGCGCCTGGGGAGCGGTCCATGGCGATCTGCCGCTCGAGGTGGGCAAGCTTGCGGCGCAGGTCGGCGCTCGCGTGTTGGGCGATGCGGCGGCGGTCGTCCGGGGGGAGGTGCAGGTAGGTGGCGAGGAGGGAGCGCTCGCTACTCGCGGTCGCCATCCTCCTCCTCGCTCTCCGGCTCGACGTTGTCCTCAGCGTCTTCGTCGTCGCTGTCGTGGTTTTCGACGTGGGTGAGGTCGGGCAGGTCGCCGCTGGGCTGGCCGGCGATGTCGATGAGGGCCGAGAGTTCGGTCAGGTCGTTCCCGCCGAACGGGATGGCGCCGCCGTCGGGGCCGCTGATCTCGGTGCGGACGGGGACCTTGAGGCCGAACAGGTCGGTGAGGTCGGCGATGTACTTGCGGGCTTGTTCCCCGGCCTTGATGTCGCCGTCGACTGCTTCGGCCCATACGCCGCGGAGGAGGTGTTCGAGGCGGGCTCCTTGTACGTACCGGTACAGCTCGGCGTCCTCGACCTCGAGTTCCCGGGCCTTCTTGATCGCGCGGGCCAGGTCGGAGCGGGCAGTTGCGGGTGAGATGCCGTAGTGCTCGGCGATCTGGGCGGCGGTGCGGCCTTGGATCTTCATGATGAGCATCTCGCTGCGCCGTTTGGCGACGAGGGCTTGTTTGGCTTTGGAGGGGGGCATGGCGGTGGGGCTCCCGCTGTGTGGTTGTCAGGCCCCGCGCCTGTTACGGATGATCGCTCATTTTCAACGATCTGTTCCCTTGGCTTGGTCTGTGGGTGGACGATGCGCGGCATGAGGAGACTGCGCAGGGTGGGGGCTGTGGCTGCTGCGGCGGCCGCGGTGGTGGTGCTGGCCGGTTGCGGGGGTGGCTCGGACAAGCCGGATGCGAAACCGTCAGCGAGCACCTCCAAGTCGGCGCCGGCGGTGGCGCCGCGGGATGCGCTCGAGACGTACGAGCAGGAGACCGCCTCTGGGTGTACGGACGCGGATGACTGCCAGGCGTTCATGACGAGGAAGCTGGCCGCGGCGGACAAGGTGCGGGAGGCGATGCAGGTGAAGGACGCGTCGCTGTACGCGGTGCCGATCGGGTACGTGGACGAAGCGGACCGGCAGGCCGACCACTATGGGCGGGAAAACTTGTCGGCGCGGGGGAACATGCTGGCGGTGTCGTTGCCGTTGCAGCGGATGGTGGCGTGGTTCCGGGAGCATCCGGAGGGGTGATGCGGGCTGGCCTCGCCAAAGCTGGGGGCTGAGGCGAGGCCGGCGGGTGCTCGGGTACCCCGAGCGGTTTGTGGTGCACGGCCCGGTTGCTCGGTAGGGCGCGGGGACACCGGTATCGAGGCGTCCGGGCCGTGCGGTTCTGATGCTGCCGTAGTTCGGTGGTGTTGTCAGAGGTGCGTTCCCTTGCGGGTTTCCGTCTGGCTCTTCTGGTCCTTGTGGCTTGGCTGGGGTGTCGCGTTTCCGCAGGTCGCACCCGAACCAATCGGTAACTTACGGGGACGCCCGCCACGAAGCCCCGCACCGGAGTCCGGGCGGGGACTCACCGTGCCCGCTAAGCCGCAGCCGGTTCAGTGGCGGCACCAAGTCACCCGCTTTCCGGACTTCGCCGCGCCTCCCTGCGCTACCGTCGGTCAGTGATTACTGACTATGAGTCCCTGGTCCGTGACTTGATCGCCCGCACGGAACGGGCAGTCGAAGACGTCGCCCGCCTCGCGGTGGACACCGGGGTTACGTTCAAGGTCGATGACATCGTGGACGCGGTGGAACGCGGACTGCCTGCCGGCTACCCGGCCCCCACCACGGGTGAGGTGACACGGAGGGACATCATCGGGCAGATGGCGCAGGGCATCGTGAGCGGGGAGATCTACGAGAGCTGACGACTTGTTCGCTCGGCCTTCACCGAGACGGTTGAGCGAACAGCGCCCCCGGTCCCCGCCGTGTCTCACGCGCGCGAAGCCGAACCGGACCGGTCCCCAGCTCAGGCGGGCTCCTTCGGGCATGGGTCGGCCCCGCGGTGTGGGTGCCGCGGGGCCGTGATGCGGGTGGGGCTCACTCCCCTGCGGGTAGTTGGTTACGGGTGCTGGCCCAGATGCCGCGGTTGGTGCTGTTCACGGTGCGGGCGTCCTGGTGGACGGTGCCGTTGTAGTGCTGGTGGATGACGGGCGGTGCGGCTTCCACGGTCTCTTTGGCGCGCTTGATGAGGCGGGAGAGGGCGAGGATCGGGATGGCGAGTGCTGCGGGTGCGGCGACGATGCAGCCGACGACGGCCGGGTCCGCGTGGCCGGAGGCCCAGAGGATGCCGGTGGCGGCGCCGCCGAGGGCGAGGATGGGGAGGCTGCTGGCGACCATGACGCCGCTGAGGTTGGCGGCGGCTTCGCTCATGGGGGGCTTCCCGGGTTGGGGGACGGGCGGGGTGGTGCCGATGGTGGAGTGGTTGGGCAGGGAGTCGTTGCGGTAGCTGGTGGGCTGTTCGTAGATGGCGTCGACGGCTGCGGCAATCTGGGCGGCTTGGTGGAGGGTGTCGGGGGTGGGCTGCCCGGCCTGGGTGGCGTGGGGCTGCCGCGCGGTGGGCTCGGGCAGTCGGTTCACGGTGGGTGGTCTCCTCGCGGGGTTGCTGGGGGCGTTTTGGATGCAGAAAGCCCCCGGGTACGACCCGGGGGCTTTCCTGGTCGCTGGTTTGATCAGTCGTCGTCTTCGACGTTGCCGGAGGACTCGGCGAAGTAGATGGCGGCGAAGCGCACGGCGGAGTTTTCGCTGAGGCCGGCCTTCTTCAGGCCGGAGATCAGCTCAGTCATGTGGAGCATCGCCTCGTCCATCGGGGTCATCTTCAGGTCCGGGAACTCGTCCTGCATGGGGAACCTCATCGCTGTCGGCTGCCGCGTAGGTTCCATCATGACGCCTGGTCAGCTTGTCCTGTAGGCCGAGTTTCGCGACCAGGTCGCGGAAGGTGCGCTCTGACTTGTCGTAGCCGGCTTTCACCATCAGCGGGTAGATCTCGCTCGGCTTCGCGGGGCGGCCCATGGAGGCGAAGAGTTCGATGGCCAGTTCGTCGTTCGTCTTGGGCTTGGCCGAGGTTTTGGCGAGTTCGATGGCGGCTTCCTGGGCGGCGAGCCGGTCGAGTTCGTTGTCGTCGAGCATCGTCTCGGACAGGCGGGGGATCTCGGCTGCGGCGCCGGTCGTCGGTGCGGCGAGGGTGTACCCGTCGTCGTCGGCGGCGCGGCCGAGGAGCAGGTCGTAGGGGACGGGCTTCTCCCAGGACTGGTACAGCTCCCACACGGACTCGTGCATGCGGTCGGGGGTGACATTGCCGTGGGCGTCACCGCGGAGGTTAGGGATGATCCGGGCCCAACGCTGTGACCAGGCAAGTCCCATGGCTTTGGCGGTGATGGGGTCCATGTCGGGGCGGATGTCAGACAGTTCCCGGGCGGCGTCCATGAACAGGGACTGCATCCGCTCGTACTCTGCGGAGCCCTGGGGGAAGGCTTCGGCCATGGTGGCGTAGGCCTTCGCCGGGGTGGGCTGGAAGGGGCCCTTCGTGGTGGACATGTAGGCGACGGTGCCGGGGTCGGTGAAGATGGCCATGTCGGGGGCGCCGGTGTCGGGGAACAGCATCTGGAGTTCGCTGCTGTTGTTAGTGCGGAGTCCGATGCGGCCGGGGGTGAGTTCGTCCATGGTGCCGGTGATGTATTCGCGGGTTGCGCGGAGCCCTGTGTTGGAGACGCGGATGTTGACGGATCGGCCTTCTTCGATGATGAAGTCGAGGCCGGCGAGGACGTCGTCGGGCATGGACTTGGTCTCGTCGACGCGGATGTGGATGGCGGGGATGTCGGGGCGTGCGGGCAGGTTGTCGACGTCTTCGTCTTCGAGGAGGTCGGCGTATTCGGTTTTGCGGGCGGCGATCGCGTTCTTGGCGGCCTGGATGACGACGCGGCATTCGTCTTCGGTGGTGGCGGGCCAGTCGATGAGGGGCCGGCCGATGCCGTACCGCAGGTAGGGGTTCACGAAGACCGCGGACATCTTCGCGGAGGTGTCGAGGTCGATGACGATGGCGTCGACGCAGCGGACCAGGCCGAGGCCGAGGGTTTTTCATCAAGGCGGTCTTGCCGGAACCCTGGGCGCCGATCGCGATGAAGCCTTCGTCTTTGAGGTTGAGGCCGGCTTCGTCGCCGTTGCCGACGACACCGAAGCCGATCGGCTTGTTGATGGTGGTCGGGGTGAGCTTCGGGTAGGGGATGGCGCCGCTCATCATGTCTTCTCGGTGACGGCGATGTAGACGACGTTGCGGGGGTGGTGGGGCCTCCGGCGTTGAAGCTGACGCCGGCGCCCTTGGGGAGGTGGAGGGCGCCGGCGAGGGGGGCCTCGTAGCCGCGGAGGGCGTCGATGTTCAGGTGGGAGGGCAGGGTGACCTTCACGGTGTAGCCGGCTCCGCTGGACCAGCGGTCGATGACCGGGTCAGCGATGGCGCCTTCGATGCCGCAGATGTCCTCGAGGAGGCGGGCCCCAGCCGTCCTGTGCGGCCTTGATCTGTTCGCCGGCCTCGAGGCGACGGTCGAGTTCTTTCTCGGCGGCGCGGGTTTCCTCGCCCCACTTGTCCATGCCGATGTTGACAGCTGCTCCGGTGGCCCAGATGGCGCCGCCGAACGCCATCTTCAGGAGGGTGGGGCCTTCGGCGAGGGTGTAGGACAGCCAGCCGGTGGTGGCGAGCCAGGAGGTGGCTCGGGCGGCCAGGACGCGCCGCCAGGAGCCGCGGGCGTGTTCGTAGAGGACGGCCGCGCCGGTGCAGAGGATGCCGGCGCCGGCTCCGGCTTCCCAGGGGATGTCGGCGAGGGGGGCGACGAGGGCGGTGGCGACGCCGAGTTCGCTGCCCCAGGCGACGAGTCGGCCGTGGGTGACGGCGTCCCGGCTGAAGTCCCATCGCTTTTCGGCGGGGGTCACCGGCAGTTCTGCACTGGTCATGGCCTTGTCTCCTTTCTGGTTAGTTGGCCGGTCCGCGGCCGGCGACGTCCCACTTGGACTCCGCTTTGGCTCCTTTTCGGGGCTTGGCGTTCAGGCGCAGTTGCCGCTCGTGTGCGCGCTGTGCGGCCTTGATGGCGTTGCGCAGTTCGGTGGAGACGGCGCGGACCCTGGAGGCGGTGGCGCGGACGGTGTCGTCGACGACTCCTTCGGTGGGCCAGGTCTTGACCATGCGCCGGTAGAGCTTGGTGACGGAGTCGGCGACGACTTCGACTCCGGCGGCGGAGCCGGCGACTTCGGACAGGACGTTGACCATGTGGCCGCGGGTGAAGCCCTTCATCAGGGTGATGAGCTTTTTGGTGCTGCCGTCGGAGGCCGGTACGAGCTTGCTGCCGCCGTTGCCTTGTCCTCCCCCGCCGGAGGTGCCTGCGGGGAGGGCGAGGCGGGCGGAGTGCGCGGAGGAGATCGCGGCGCGGAGCTTCGCGGCGTCGAGGGTGCCGGGGCCGTTGCGGAGGTTCCAGCGTTCCTCGCCGATGCGGGGGTCGAGGACGCGGATGATGTCCTCGCGGTGGGCTTGGACGAACACGACCATGATCTGGTCGGCCATGAGGCCGGCGCTGCGGGCGGCGATGGCCGCGTTGTTGAGGTGTTTGATCACGGACGGGTGCAGGGGTGCGGTGCGGGCGAGGGCGCGGCCGGCTTCTTGGACGGCGAGGGAGAGGTTCTTGCACATGTTCGGGATGCCGGTGAGTTCGATGATGTGGTCGGCCATGTCGGCGTCGGCGTCGTTGTGGAGGCCGTGGGCGAGCTGGTCGGCCATCGCGTGGAGGATGGCGTAGGCGGTGGAGCCTCGGAAGTCGATCTGCCGGGCGATGGCGACGCCGGCGGTGCGGGTGCCGGTTGGGGCGGCCCTGGATCGCGGGGTAGTTCACGGGGTGCTCCTTGGTGTTTCTGCCGCTGCGGTGAGGGGCGAGCAGCTGGTTCTCGTGGTGCAGTTCGAGGTCGATGCGCCGGTTTGTGCTCGCGGATCACTTCGGTCTTCACCTGGTGGGGGTCGCCGAGGTTGCCGTCGCGGGCTGCTTTCTCGGCGGCCTTCTTGCCGCGGTGATGGCTTGGCGGCGGCGCTGCTTCTCGCGGTGTGCGCGGACGAGGGGCGATGCGGTCCTCGTCGACTACTTCGCCGTCGATGACCTCGCCGGTGCCCTGGCGGGGCTGGGGGGGCTGCTGGTCGTTGTCGAGGAGTTCGCCTTCGAGGATTTCGTCTTCGGCTCCGCTGCCGCCGTTGGGGTGATCGGGCGAGGCCGTCCCGGGCGGTGGAGGACGAGGTGTCGCTGCCGCTGCCCTTGGTGCGGTGCTTCTTCGGCTTGTTGCCGCGGCCGTCCCAGGCTTGGGGCTGTCGGGCTGGGGGCCGCGGTCGTTCAGCCACTTGCGGCGCTTGCCTGGGCTGTTCTTCGGGTCCGTACCGTGCTTCGGGCCGGTGCCGTTGTTCGGGCCCGGGTTGTTCTTCCGGGGCCCTTTGCTGTCGTGGCTGCCGCCGCCGCCCGGGGAGGTGCCTGAGCCGTCGTGCTTGCCGTTCTTCGGGGTCTTGTTGCGCTGGTTGCGGTCCTTGAGCTTGTTGTGGAGGTCCTTGCCGAGCTTGCTGAGCTTGTCGGCGACGGGGTCCTTCACCTGGGCTTGCGGTGGGTCCCGGCGCTGTCGCTGTGGCCGTTCGGGGACCGGCGCCGGCCACCTCCCGGGTTGTCGTGGCGTCCCGGGCTGTTGTTGCGTCCGCTACCGCCGTTGTTGTTCCGGCCGCGGTCTCCGCTCCCGCTCCCGTTCCCGTTGCCGGGCCGGGATCCGGCTGAGTCGCGGCCGCTGTTCCCGGCGCCAGGTTGTTCTGGTTGGCGTTGGCGTCGTGTTCGGCGCGCCGGCTGCGCCACATGACGGCGGCGAGGACAGCTGGGGCGGTGATGCCGCCGATGACGGCTCCGATGGGGCCTCCGACGAGGAATCCGAGGCCGATCGCTGCGGTTTCACCGCTCACTGTGTGTGAGATCGCGGCGTATCCGTTTCGCAGCGTGTTATCCGTGTTGTCACGGGATGAGCGCGGGGGCGGGGCGGGCGGGGCGGTTTCCGGGGCTGCTGAACGACTACCAGGGGGCTTCCCAGGCTGTTTCCGCTTCCGCCCCCCGCCCCGCCCCGCCGCCGCTGATGTCAC